TAAACACAGCAACCACTCTTCACCGGCGTGGCGCATCGGCAGCGCGCAGGGCTCATAACCCTGAGGTAACAGGATCAACACCTGTCGCGGGTATTTCTCACATTCTTTACAGAACTCCGCCGTCCATGCTCCGACGTTAAATGCAGCCATACCTACCTCAGGTTTGGAACATTTTAGGCTCATCACCCGAAATCGAGATCGAAACTCGTCCTGAGGCACCTTTTTTTTCACATAATAAGTATTCAAATACTTATTATAGTATAATTATGCGGATAATGTCGAGGTGCCATTTGCATCTATTCGAATAATTCCACTTTGTCCTTGAGAGTTTGAATTATGGCTAGTTGAAGAATGAACACTTCCTGTTGCGCTCCTGTTTGACGGAGTATTCGGTATACTATGTGTCGGTGTAACATGATTGGATTGATTAGGTGGAATTGGTATTCGGGTATCTAATTGCGGTGGCTGAATATTGACTATCTTTTGCGATGCAGAAGTAGTAGATCGATTTTCATCATTCTCGATACTTAATGCATCTTCGTTATTCATGGTAAGGTTGTTGGGATCGACGGTACGTTCCGGGCTTGGTTCGCGGCTTCCTTGACGACTAGCATAATCTATGTCGTCCTCGGCGCTGTTTATTTTCACTTCAGTTAATCCATTTACAAAATTCGGCTTTTTCACCTTTTTGTATCTACGGTATTTTTCATTATACTGAGCAACGATGTCATCGTCTATAAGTGGTGCGATATCTTGCATATTTTTTATGTCTGTTTTTACAATATTCATCATATTTTCCGCAGAAACACGTTGGGTTCTATTCAGAGATAATTCAATTTGTAATTTCTTATATATTTGGGAGAATTGTAGTGAACAGATTCGGTGCGACTCTGCACGTTTTGCCAGTTGGAAATATGTATCTACAGATTTAATAATACCTACAAAAACACTTCCGATGCCTAAAATAATATTCATTTTATCATATTGTAAATCTATACCCGTAATAAATCCAATCGCGCTACTTAAAATAATAACAGGAATGTTAATATAATTGGAACGACGATAATATTTTTCATACGATATCCTATGAAGAATCGATAGAGACTCACACTCTTCCGAATTTTCCTTTAACAATTGCTCTAACTCAGAATTATATCTAATAGTAGCTACTGTCATTTTATATTATTATGTATATATCTAATATAAAATATTATATACGAACAACGCTTTCAACCAACGATACATTTATGCATTATCTTAAAAAATAGATTCATGCTTACGCGGTAATACAAGACCAAATATACCTAGTGCAACAAACCACAATAAATAACTCAAAAAATACACATATTCCACACCTAATATACGTAACGCTTTAAATATTATACCTGCAACTAATAACAATAAGAAAAAATAAAAGAATTTACTATCTAAAAACCCCATCTGATACTATATTATCATATTATTTATAATTTATTATAACACTACATAGTTTCGAAACAACGAATCATATGTAACTGGAATATTGGAAGTATCTACGCAATAATATGTTAATTGTTCAAATTGATTATAGTTATATTTACACCAAAAAGGCGCTATTGTATTATATTCAGATGACATTTTATTCGTTATCTTATTTTGGTCCAACGTATATAACCCATTATATATCGTATCGTAATCTTTGGTCCACGAGTAATCATAAGAATGAAAACTTGGACTTTTATCTAAATATTCTATGTAGTTTGTATCCTTCGGTATTGATATATTTTCAAATAATGTTTTATTTTCCTTGTATTTTTTTAAAAAGTCATTATCATATGGATCATCTATGAAAACGGTTTTCATTTTACCTGCAAAGACAGCATATCTCATTATACCACCGCTTGTATGTTTTTCTCCGTCCTTTCTTTTACTAGTTAGATCATTCAGATTTATTGTATTCTTATAATCATAGCACCCCCAACGGAATGAATATAATAAGTCTGTGAAATAATAAAAAGGGCCATATCTACTAGTAATGGGTTCTCTTCTTAGACCGAATTTGGACATCGTCTCCGTATAACAAAAATTCGCACCGGTATAAAGAACAACTGGCATTTCTATAGTTTCGGTATCGCCTTGTAAAACCATTATCTGAGGGTGATTACTGAACATATCTATTACATGTTGTTCAATCGGTATATTCATGTAGCTATTGTTATTTATGATTTCAGTAGAGCACACCCAAAACCAATTTTGTTTTTCTTTTAATGATACAAAATATGGTTTATATTCTGGATTAAAGTATATTTCATAAAACACATAATACTTATTCGTGAATTCGTCATACATATATCCCTTATATCGGAATTTTGTTGTAAATAATTTTTTAATTATATTATCGAATTCAGACTTTAACGGTTCATTTGATCGCTTGGATCTGTTTAGTTCAAGAAATCTACATATTTCGGAATTATAATGTAGTAAAAATTCAAGAAATGGAATTTTGTTTTTAGTGTTTATTCGGTATATTACAAATTCAAAATCGGAAATATCATCTTCTTCTAGATCCGTTAACTTATAGTCTAATTCATTATTAACAAACGAATAATTATAATTTAATATTGCATTATTTCTTGAACATGGCATAGCTGTAATATAATCTTGTTGTTCTAGGTTATCGTCTTCATTATCTTGTTCTGAATAGACGGTTGAAGTAATATCTGTATTATCAGATTCGCTACTGTATTCACTTTCACTATTAAATTCGGTATTTTCATTCTTTCTAGACCTCGACCTCGACCGAGATCTAGACCTAGATCTTGACCTAGTAGTATTTGTAAATGATTTAGATTCTTCACTATCTTGTGTGATTTCAACTTCTGTATTTTTTATTTTATGATTACCACCAAACATTCCAAATACATTTTTCTTTTTTAGTAGTCCTCCGCTATAAAACATTTTATAAGTATTTAACTTTACATATAAAATATATATTTATTTATCTTTTATTTCGGTATTTTCATTTTAATTGCCTCTTTCACCTTTTCGACCCGAGATGCAATTAAAAATTCATTAACACTATTCGCGCTTTCGGTATCTTCTTTGTAATACGTTAATAATGCAGATTTAAGTTGTCCCTTATTCAGAGGTGGTCTTGTTTTTGTTTTTGAATATACGATCTTTCCATTCGTTATATCAAAACAATCTATTTCATTTTTACGCATAACGTCCATTAGTGAAGATGATAATTGTTGATGTATAAGTTTACGTTTTTTTATTTCTTGTGTTAAGGTGCTTATTTCACTTTCAACTCTTATCCATTGACGTAAATAATCCTTTACTTGTTCCTTTGTAATAGAAACTTCTTCTTGTTTTTGAAGAGGTGGTTGTGGTTGTGGTTGTGGTTGTGGTTGTGGTTGTGGTTGTGCTGCGGGTTTTACAATATAAGCTGTCTGTGAAGATTGTAGCGGTCCTTGTTGTGATTGTTGTGATTGTTGTTGTAGTTGTTGTGATTGTAGATATTTCTGTTGTTGTATCTGTAATTGTTGCTGTTGATACTGAATACGCTGTATATAATCAGATTGTTGTTGTGACATCTCTATGTATATTTATCAATTATAGTAGGACACCTTATAATTGATAAATATTATATTGATAAATGACCAACCGAATATTTAGCTAAACGCCAAAATTTATAATATATTAATAAATAAAGTAGATAGAATAATGTTAAAACGAGTTAGACTCACCTTAATGGGCGACATTCATAACAATCTTAAAAATGCATCGTATACCCCGGGATCAGGAGTAGGATCATCTAGTATTTCGGTTAGACGTGCTAAATTACGTCAATCGAGTAAGCCATCTCCTGTATTATGTAATTTACAAATTTTACCTGGAAATTCTAAGGCAAACAGCTTATTATAATTTATTGTAATGTCTTTTGCATAATACTGCAGTATTGTCTGTATTATTATGTTCTACATCTTCCGGTTTATACGCCTTTAGACCGCAAGCACAACCTTTACGATTACCCGAAATCAATATATATGAACATACATCATGTAGTGGATTCTTTGTAGATACAATTATATTTTCATTTTTTAAATTAATCTTTGATTTATTTGCAGAACGTTTCACAACAATATTAACATTAGCACCTTTGTTGATTGTAATTTTTAAATGTGTTTTACACAAAAGTCCATATGTTTCATCATACGTCGGACAAATATTACATTCTTTCATAGATGGATAGGTACATTTAACACCTGGCATACATAAACTTGAAGGTGAATTAACATACCGTATTTGTTTTATATCTGGATATGGATAATATGGTAATAATTGCGAGTTTATAGATCTACAATATGGGCATTTTATTTCATGATAAGCTAATTTAGTAGTTTCCATATTTAATGATGAGTTGTAATTGTATGTAATAACTTCGTTATGATTATTTTTTTGATTCGTAAAAGCATCAACATATGAAGCACTCATCGATGGTGCGATATTTTTAGGCAAAACAGGACATTTTTGCATCAACACCTCGACAAATAATGGTTTATAGTTAAACTTGTGCCCACAATTTAATATAACTGCGTCTGGACGTAATGGTTCACCGGTCAATAAACATTCACAACCATCTTCTTGTGCTGTTAATACTGGTTCTTGTATATGTTTCAACTCATTAAAAAAATCGATATCTCCTTCGATCGAATATTGGATCATAAATATCTATTATATTATTATTATATCTTTGTTTCATAAATTATTTTTATATCGATATAATAACAATAACATCAATAACAATCTTTATTTAGATGGTATCTAAAAGTGTATGGGGTCCATGTGTATGGATACTATTTCATACACTAGCCCACAAAGTAGTCTCAGAGGAATTTAATGATCTGAAGACTGATATTATTCAATATATTCAGCGTATATGTGCAAATTTACCATGTCCAGAATGCACGCAACACGCGATGGACTATATGAAGCAAAATTCGCGCCGTATAAACGCGATTACAACAAAAGAACATTTACAGACATTTTTAGTTGATTTTCATAATTCGGTGAATGTTAGAAAGGGTAAACCTACGTTTACATATCAACAAGCAGAAGACAAATACCGCCTAGCGAAAACCAGTCAAGTGTTTCAATATTTTTTCCAGATTTACGGAGAAAGGTCAAACGGCAATCTGAAAATGTTCACAAACGGATTTCAGAAACAAATTTTATTGTCTGAATTTTCAGCATGGGTTGTAAATAATTATAGCAAATTTTATCAATAATCAACCTCGAAATCATTTGATAACACTAGTAAATCAAATGATTATTAATAAGAATAACTAACAAATTATCATAATACCACGATCATAAGACTATGATTATGCAGCCATTACAACCGGTACTCCATTTTTATATAACTGACATTTAAACGCTTGTTTGGCAGGACGTTTGCAAACAACATTATTGCTTGTTAATTCATTAAAAAATAATAAGCTCTCAAGCTCATTCATTTTCAATAAGAAATACCATATCACGCCGAAAGACAAACCAAGGACTAAGCCAACCAAAATACCTTTGGTTTCTGTGCAAAAATTAGAGATTTTAACATATGCATCAACAGTAAACAACGTGATCAATAACCCAATCACCCAAAAATTAATCTGATCATTTACAATCATAGGAAGCAATAAATACATAAATGTAAATGAAATAAATACACTATTGAAATTCGGGACATTATATAGCGTCGATATTAATGGGAAATTAATTAAATTGCATATTTCGCCTGCTTGTGAAGACATCGGACTTTTTAATAATATGCTCAAACCATAGCTAACGATTGAAGTAAGTAATACAAGAGCAAGATATATCACTCCTTTTATATTCTGATTAAATATGGATACTAATACTAAAAATGTTCCTAAAAATAAAGGCGACATTAACCCGAATATTTGAATAAAATTTGAAATTGTAAATTCAAGAGCCATTTTACGAATATAGTCTTTTCACTTGTATATAATCAGTATATTTAAAAATATATAAATATTTAATTTGTATCAAACCAATAATCATATTAAATTCAGATATAAACACAAACTGCGATATTATATAACTGGGTAAGCATTATCAACGCATATCAAATGGGTATTCCAAGTTATTTCGGGAATGTTGTAAAATATCACAAAAAAATCGTAAAAAAATTGGGACAATTACCAGTAATTCACAACTTGTATATGGATACAAATGGTCTTGTCTACGATGCGGTAAGAATTATCGGATCCAACCGCGGAATGTCGAATGATGACTATGAAACGGCGATTATTGATATGGTTTGTCAAAAAATTACAGGCTATATCAATCTTATTAAGCCTAAATACAAAGTATTTATTGCATTTGATGGAGTCGCACCTGTGGCTAAATTAAATCAGCAAAGAGAGCGTAGATATAAATCGTGGTTCACAACCATAGTTGAACAAGCGATAAATACTACGGCTACGGCTAATGAATCTATTCTTGATAAAGATAAAACTGCGAAAAATATCAATTCGGTATTACAGAAAGCATGGAATACTTCGTCTATTACTCCAGGAACGCAGTTTATGAATAAACTAAATAATAGAATGCGTGATTTCATCGAATTGAAGGAACGTGAAATATATAGTACCAATAGCGGCGATACTGATATGAAAGAACTTAATTTCATTTATTCCGGTAGCGACTGTCCAGGCGAAGGTGAGCATAAATTATTCGAGTATGTTCGCGCGAATACACAGTATCACAAAGATACAACCACGTTGATATATGGTCTTGACGCGGATTTGATTATGCTTTGTTTGAATCATTTGCATATATCAGAAAACATATTTTTGTATCGAGACACGCCAGAGTTTATCCAGTCGTTAGATAGTAATTTATCTAAAGATGAAAGTTATTACTTGGATATTCCATTATTCGCATGTTCTTTGGAGCGTTTAATGCGCGAGACAACAGAAACGGGAGTTGCACCAGAAATGTCATTCGTCGCGCCAAACGCCGATCCAAAGCTTGCTGTATCAAGCACAAAAATAACCCCTGAAGTTATCGCGGCGATTGATGACTATATTTTGATGACATTTCTGCTTGGAAATGATTTTATGCCACACTTCCCATCAATTAATTTGAGGACTACCGGAATGAATGTACTATTACAAACGTATGCGCATATTTTTAAAGGTAGTAAAACCTATTTGGTAAAGAGAACTCCTACTAAAGATGCAGCATATGGAGTTACAAAAACGATAGATTGGAAGCAACTGCGCGCTTTTATAGATTGTTTGGCATCAAATGAGCATGGACGATTTATAGAAGAGCATAAGACACGCGATAGACAAAGTAAACGATTTGGATACAATAATAGTAGAAATAATGGTCCACAGGGTTCGATGCCTGCAGTTACACAAACAAAAAATCATTCTGAAGTCGATTTAACCGAACTTACAAGTATTGCGTGTGATAAAATTACAGATATGGTAACAAATAATAACACGATGAATGAATTTATGTCGATACCTCTTCGAGATCGTTCTATTGAGAAATATATTGATCCGTTTCGAGAGAATTGGGTGTTTAGATATTATGATGCGCTATTTGATATTGATATTTTTGATAGTGAATCCCAAGATATGGAAAATAACAGAGTTCGACAGATTTGCGTAAATTATATGGAAGGATTAGAGTGGACGATGAATTATTATTCTAGTCGTTGTATGGATTGGAGGTGGTGTTATAAATACGCCTACGCGCCATTATTGACAGATCTTGTGAAGTTTATTCCGCATATGGACGTAAAAATGATAGTAGAGAAGCCGCGGTCACCTGTACGTGATTTAGTTCAACTTTGTTATGTGTTACCTATGGCAAGTCATAATTTGTTGCCGTTGAATATTGCAGAAAAGATTAAACGTGAATATTCGCATTATTATTGTGATAAATTAGAGTTTAAGTGGGCGTATTGCAAGTACTTTTGGGAAGCTCATACGGAGCTGCCACATATTCAGATTCGCGATCTAGAAACGCTAGTAGGAGTAGGAATGTAATATTACTCATCATCATCAAATGCGTCAATTTTATCAAGTTTAACTTCTTTTGCGACACGTTTTATAACCTTTTGAATATTCGATTCTTCTCCGTCCAAAACGACATCAGATAATTTCATATATGCGGTATTCGCGCGAGTTCCGCTATTTTCGCAATCTGGGTGATGATCAGCCCACGACGACATCAATCCGATATTTTTTTGTTCAACAACCCGAACTGCATTTTTAAGTCGATTATTATCGATCGTACTTCGCTCCCATTTATCTTCGTCTTTTACATATAACGTATCCCGTTTTAAATCGCTACAGTGTATCGGACGTTTGCATAATTCAGTATTTCTTAAATTGTCGATGATAATAGAAGAAATGCCTTCAACGTACCCAACTTTACCAACATTTTCGAGATCTTCGAGGCTTACATGTATATTTTTTACAAAATCGGACATATTCATCGCATCTTTACATTGTTCATTCAAGAAGAAGTTAATATTAAATGTTTTGTTATGCGCATTATTATGATTATTGTTATTTCCGGTTGTTGTTGAAATAATCTGATTTGTATTTTTGCAGATATCGATCATTTTAATCTGTAGTTCTGCATTTTGTTTCTGAAGTTCAGCATTATTCTTTACAACTTCAATAACCATCGAAGTTAAATATGCAATATTATTGTTCGTCGAATTCGAATTCGTACAACATGTCTTTGTATGTGACCATAACCCATTACGCGACTTGTACTTTTTATTACAATTGTAACACTCGTATAATTTCGCACCATATATGCTCTCATCGACAACATGTGCTACTTTTGCTACTTTTGCGTCACCGGTATGTTTTATGGTCTTAAGATGCTTGGCTAGGTTACATTTCTTAGACGTAGAATAGTCACAAATTTCACATCGAAAAACATCGCTACTTTTTGTCACCAAAGCGTCACCTGTGCATAATATGCTCACGTTTTTAGGCATTTTCTTAAATCGTCCTTACTGAAATGGTAAGGGTGCTACTTTTTGCTACTTTTTGTCACCGTTTGTCACCGACCTCCTAAACTATGTCCAGATTTTAACCCGTTCGATCTGAACGACCCAAAATTTTTCAGTCACAAAAAATCATGACAGAAAAGTGCATTTGTGAGCATTATGCTCTAAATCGAGTTTTGAAAGTTTTTTTTAAAAGTCTCCAACGCCAACCCAGAAATGGACATTTATAAATGTCCAAAAAACGGCCTAAAAAATCCCATTTTTGAACGATTTTATAATTACAAACTAACCGATATTATCATAATAATTATATTTCAATTCAAATATTTTTGTGACTGACGTCATATTTTTTTATTCATTTTGCGTCCTGACTGAAATACTTTTTATTCGTAAATAACTTAAATTTTTAATATTAAATAGAGTATAAAACACTATTTTAAACCTAATATTTTTTTATAAGTAAGCGGTTCGAAAATGCAAATGCAGTTGATTGCCACGGAACTTACGAGAGAAACATTTAAGGGATTATTAGAGTATAATTCTCAACAAAATAAGCATACAATACTGAAGCTTACGGCGACATGGTGTCGTCCTTGTCAGACAATTAAATCATTAGCGATGCAAGAAATAGGAAAGCTTGCGACTCCATTTATAGAATGTTATGAGATTGATGTAGATGAATCCTTTGATTTTTATGCATTTATGAAACAAAAAAAGATGGTGAATGGTATTCCTGTATTTCTTTTATATAAAAAGGGTAATGTAGGTTATGTTCCGGACGATTCAGTAACAGGAGCAAATCCTCCGGACATTCAGGCTTTTTTTGCAAGATGTGCAAAACTTTAAATATATATGTTCGAGAGATTGCGTTGTCTATATAAATATAAATGTATGATGTAAAATTATACTTCATACATTTTATAATAAAATAACATGGAATCTCTCGATCTTACGATTGAGAACTATCAATTATCGGACTTACTTGCATTATTTAATCTTCCTGTTTTATTTGATCATGCAGATCTTAAGCGTGCAAAATTAATGGTTTTAAAGACACACCCAGATAAAAGCAATCTACCAAAGGAATACTTTTTATTCTTTACAAAGGCATTTCGTATTATAAACCAGATTTATTCTGTACGTAACCCAACCGTAACCGAACACTACACCGAACGTGTTAATAAAGTTCATAATTCACAAACGGTTCCCTCTACGAGGTGTGTCGCAAACGATACATATATACCTATTGACGCAAATATGGCTGCGAAAGCTGGTACAAAGATTGTAGATTATGACCGCGTAATCCGTAAGGAAGGATATCTAATCGATAAAACAGATGATTATGAAATGAAATCACATTTATTAATGAAGAAACGTTTGGACGAAATGATGGGGAATTCTGATGAAATCTCTCGAACATCGGTTTCTAAAGGTGATAAATTAAGAGAATTTAATACATGGTTTAACCAAAAGTTCGATCAATATAAGATAAAAGATGATGAGCAAGAGGGAGGATATGATGAATGGTTTCGAGGAAAAGATATCGGAGATGCTGCTGATAGTGGGAATGATGATATTAATGATGCCGGTTCCTGGCAAGATAAAGTTGCACTTTTAAACAAACAAAAACAAGAATTAAGGAATAGATATGCACTTATCGAGAGAAACGAGTTGGAACATGCAGGTGGTGGAGGCTCAATAGGTTCAAGCTATGATTTAACGAGAGAACGACCCCAGGAGTATTCAAGTGGAATATTTGGGAATTTACGTTATGAAGATCTTAAAAAGGCGCATACAGAGACGGTTATTCCAGTTACAGAAGAAGATTATCATAATGCAAAGAAGTTTCGTAATGTAAATGAATTGCAAACATTTAGAGATGTGAGCCGACGTGATTTTAGAATAAATGAAAGTGAACAAAAATCCGCATATCTTCGGACAAAAACTCTACAGGAGGAAGAGGACACCAGACGCGCTTTTATTTTAGCAAAACAAGACGAAATCTCTCGTGATACGCATAAAAAACTATATAGTGATATGTTTCGGTTACAATAAACAGAAATAGAAAATATTATTATATGTATAATTTAATAATAACAATGCTGGAAAATAAGTTAGTTAAAATAGGTGTTGCATACCTTGTAATTATGGTTATTGGTTTTTTCTATAACAAATATAAAAAAACAATAGACGTTGATGAGCATTACAAGGACGGAGAGCTTATACAGAAATATTTATTAGGTGATTCATCGTTAACTAAAAATAACAAGCCAATATTATGGATACATTTAGAGTTTGATAAGAATGCACGCAACTGGGAGAATTACAATTCTAGAACTACTGAAAATTTAAATCAGCCATATCAATACCTAACGATCCGTAGTATTATCGAATCCTGCGGAGAAAGCTTTAACGTTTGCCTTATTGATGATGAATCGTTTGCAAAAGTAATTCCTGAATGGAGAACTCGGGTTGAGCATTTACCTCGTCCTTTGAGGGCACATATGCGTGAGCTTGCGATGGCGCATATCTTGTATTTATACGGTGGTTTTGTGGTTCCAAGCTCGTTTATTTGTTTTTACGATCTTAGAAGATTATATGATGCACATTTAGAGAAAGCTAATGTTGTAATTGGCGAATTACGATCGGTTTCAAGTATATCATCTGAGTCACAATATTCACCGTCTACTAAAATGATTGGTTGTCGTAAAAATGATCCTTTGATGAAGGAGTATACCGATTATTTGGAACAATTGGTTTCTACTGATTACACAAATGATATGGATTTTACGGGAGAACCGTCTCGTTGGTGGATAACGAAGCTCGTTAATAAGCCGGGAAATAATTGCGCGATGTTGGACGAAAATCAAGTTGCACCAAAAGAGACATTACCTGTATCCAAATATAAAGCATCTCTTATTCCAGCTGAAGAACTTGGAGCAAAAACAACTACAAATATGCCAGTATTAATCGAAGAATTATTAGGAGATGTTGATATTCGACTATCGCGGACATCTGCAGGTATTTATATTCCTGATCAAGAAATATTAAAACGTACGAAGTATCAGTGGTTTGCGCGATTGTCGCCTACGCAGGTTCTTGAATCACACACACTAATTGGGAAATATATCCTTGCCAAGGCTACCGGTTGTTCTGGATAAACACGATTACACATGTATTTTGTATATTATATGTTGTATGTTGTATGTTGTACAGGTTACCGAAAGCTTATAATCTGAATTAAATTATTTGTAAATAATGCCAATTCAATATCATGCTCATGTATGTTATGGAATATTGTTATATATTTGCAAATTAATGATGTTATTTTATACTTTATATCTTCGGAGAATAATGTTGTTATTTTTACAAATAAAAAATAATTATCCAAAATATCCAATACAGAATAACCCTGGTCATTTAGTATAAATAAAATATGAATTGCATCATTTAATCGTGTTTCGCCGGATAGAACGAACCGTGTATATTCATCAAAATAATGAAAACTGATATTTGAGCAAATCTTATTTGCCATATCATAGGTGATTTCTTGATCTAAAAGTTTTATTTTTTCCATATAATTGATAAGAGTTCGCACAGATCCATTTGAAATATGAAGCAGAAATAATTCAGCGTCGTCATGTATGACAAGATCTTCATTTTTTTTTATTTTTCGCATAATTTTACTAAGACAAGGTTGATTTAACTGATTTATTTTTATAATTATGTTGCGAGATTGAAATGTATCGACAACTTTCTGTATATTTGTACATGACGATATGAAATGTACATTATGATAGTATTTATCGATACAATTACGAAATACTTGTTGTCCTTGTTCATTAATTAAATCGATATCATCTAATAAAACAATTTTCTTTTTACCAGGAATTAGCGAACATGTTTGACAAAAAATCTTCACATCATTACGATAATACTGTATTCCTTGGTCTTTCAAACTGTTTAATATAAGAACGTTATCTTTGTTGTAATTATCATTATTGTAATATTCGCGAATTACTGCATTAATAATGGAAGTTTTTCCTGAACCGGAATCACCGTAAAATAGAATATTAAGATTATTCATTTCGATTAAACTATAGATCAATAATCGAAGTTCGTCATCTAACTGTTCAAAAGCACTAACTTTCAAAGGCTGATATTTATTAATAAATGGAACAACCGGTGATACAATATTAGGTGCATTCGTTTTTACTTCAGACATAAATGGTTGCGTTTTTTAGATATATATCTAATATAATATTTAAGCATAAACAACATAAATATTAAATCATTTTATAAATAAATCCAAATGTTTTTTAATTTTGGAAACGGATTCGACGAAGAACCAAACTTCGGCGATAATAATGGGCGAAAAGAAACAGAAGATCATTACAAAATATTAGGTGTGGACGAGAAGGCGACAGACGAAGAGATAAAAAAAGCATATAGACGATTATCTATGATTCATCACCCAGATAAAAATGGAAATACAGATGAAAGTAAATATAAATTTCAAGAAATAAATAATGCATATGAAATATTATCAGACCCAGCTGAACGTAGAAAATATGATATGATGAAAAAATTCGGTGGAGGTGGCGGTGGACTTCATCGAATGGGTGGGAATCACGGACCAAATATGGAACATGTTTTTCATTTCGGCGGTAATCCATCAGGATTAGGAGGAGGTGGTGCAGGTATTCCAGACGAAATTCTACAGATGTTATTTGGTATGAGTCGTATGCCGGGTATGCATGCTATGCCGGGTATGCATGCTATGCCGGGTATGCCGGGTATGCCGGGTATGCACGGTGGACCAAAAGTGGTATTTCAAGGGTTTCAGGGAAATCCAATACGTAGTAATGGGCCAAGAGTAGTGCCAATTCAACCACCAGAACCAATAATAAAAACTGTTTCTATAACATTAGAACAGTCGTATAATGGTTGCGCCATACCGCTTGAAATTGATAGACAAATCCCTGATAATGATATTGTACGCATAGAACACGAAACACTTCATATTCAGATCCCGAAGGGAGTCCAACAAGGTGATTCTATTATATTAAACGACAGTGGTAATATGAATGAAGTCGGTATGAAGGGAGATGTCAGAATAATGATAAATATACTTCAGCATCAGGTATTTAAGGTTGAAAATTTAGATCTTCATATTGAAAAGACAATAACATTAAAAGACTCACTTTGCGGATTTCATTTTGAAATACATCATTTAAATGGTAGAGTATTTCAGTTATCTAATAAGCCAGGAAACATTATTAAACCAGGAAGTATCAAAACAATACCGAATCTTGGTCTGGAAAAGAATGGCGAAACCGGAGTTATTAAAATAAAATTTAACGTAGAATTTCCGGATACATTAACGTCAGAGCAAATTCAAATATTAACAAATGGATTGTAATTGAAAATGTATTTCATTTTATAATGTTCTATATTCAGACCAATCGCTTATTGCCCGATTTATAACAATTGGGTGCATACTTGGAATACCATTAATTGTAGTTTTGTATCCACCAGTTCTTACTCTTATACTATAATTTACAGTAATGATATTTGTACAAGTAAGTGTAAATATTACTGGTGTATTTATTGTTGCGACTGATGGATTAGGCCCTACAAGGTTATCGCCGGTTAAAGTTGCAATACCGTTGCTTATATCATAAACATTTTTCCATGATGATTCGATTGTAGGAGTTAATGAATATTGATATTCGTAATAATAATAAGTCGCCCCACCGTTAAATTGTGGCGTGACCCAAAACATTCCAATTTGATTATTTCCGGCCATTACTTTCCATATGTCCAAATACTGAATTTTCTCTGATTTAATTGGAAATATTGACGCATAAATTTCATTATTTACGCTTTCAGTAAATACTGAATTATTGATGAATGTCATATAGGTATAATTTGAGTATCCATATTGAAGATTGTAGTTATTTTGTATAGCTAATTTCAAACGAACATTATACCGCGTTCCACCTTCTTCTGTGTCGTTTAAAATTCCTGATGAAATATCTATACTTGTAGTTTGGCCGGGAAAACTATTTAATGATATGGGTATTTGTATTTCTTTCGTTGTAGACGCAGACCAATCATTTGATGAAACCGGTTTATATTCGATAATATATAATGTATATCTGTAATAATATGTATCTAAATTATCTGTAATATAATAATTAGGATCATTCAAAATATCAGGTAAAGACCATGATAATGAAAACATATTGTTTTGCGTAATAGCAGATAACGAAAGCGGTCGACGTGGTGTAACAAATGGAATAACATAATTTAATGCAACATATGGAGCAGGTAAATCCTGTTTTTCTCCGGTTGATAGAATCACTTTTTTAATTGGAGCAATTTGGATATTATACGCCCTTCCATTTGTTAATCGCGTTTGAATACGACCTGCCGCGATATCCGACGGTAATACAGACGGTATTGAATATGAAACGATGTTATTTACAGGAATTAATCTGTCTGTTTGTATTGAATTTTGTGTAGTTGAATTGATAATATATTCATTTGGTGGATAATTTGGACTATCATATTCACTAGGTATTGTTATATTAATATTATATTGTGTAGAAACTCCATATGTCCATTTAAAGGTTACCGATCCACCACTTCCGTCATAATTAAATGTATATAACTGATTTGAAATGGGATCTGCATTATCTGTTCCGATAGTAATTGTAAATCTATTCGATGTTAAATTTTGAAAATAATCCGAAATATTAAATGGTCGAATACGAAAACTATATTCTTTATTATATAATATACTTTTTACATTATCAGAAAGTGTATATGAGAAATTTGTCGTTAATGTTTTAGTTGCTCTAATAGGCGCAGTACCGTTTATGATAACAGGTGCAAAGTATATATGCGTTTTTGAACCATATTGATCTGTTAAATTATTCGCAGAAACATCGATATGTAATTTTTTATTTTTATCAATACGATTTAAGGGATATATAATACCAGTTAAAATTATAGGAGCGAATCGTATATTCATTTTTGAACCATTATCATCGGATAAATTAGTAACCGATAAATCAATATGTAGTCGGGTTGAACTATTAAGCTCATATACCTTTGAAATAGGTATAATTGGTATATCACTTCCAGTTTGAATAATATTTCCATTAGCATAATTAATATAATTATATATACCATTAATATCATCTGACAGCATATCATTTGTAACATTAAATGACAAATTTGGATTATAAAGAGGTAGTGAAAATATTTGAATTCTATTATTATCATTTACATTAGATACATAACCAACAATAGACATTTTGAAATTAATAGTCGTGTTCGTATTCCAATTACTACCTGAAAGGTCTTTTAAGTAATACCATTTAAGTTGAATATTTTTTAAATAAAAGTTTGCATTTGATAATATATCGCTTGTATACGAATAATTAATATATTTTGTTGTAATGATAGTTGTATTCGAAAATGATGCATCAGTTATGTATTTATCTGTGAATAAAATTTTAGGTACTTCGTTCGTTCCAATAATATTACCAGTTAGATAGTTAATATATTTATAACCAATTGCATTATTTAACGGATCAGAATATGAATTACTGGTAGCATTATAGGATATATCTAGTGATGGTATTAAAGATAATGGAATTATATACGAATTACTCAGATCAGATAAATATATATTGATCGATATTTTGAAATTAATATTTGTATTAACTGTCCAATTTACACCAGAAGGATCTTTAATATAATACCATTTAAGTCTAATATCTGTTAGATCAAACTCGTTTTGTGATAATGGTATACTTGTATATTTATAAAGAGTATTTGGCTTTTTGATTTCTAATACATTAGAAAATGATACATCTGTATTAGAAATACTGTTACGATCAATATCAAATAATACAATTGGCGTCGGTTGAATTTTATATTTTAATAACTTTGATTTTTTTGTTTCAACCAACGATAATACAGCTGGATCTGAGCTATATTGATTAGTTCTAACAAATTTGTAGTCACTTAATTTATCGGTTGGCTGGTCGTTATCAATATAATATTGTTTAAATGTATCTGGTATTGAATTTCCTGAATTATCTTTACGCCGATTGCCATTTGCATCAAGTAGTGTGGGGGCATATTCGATTAAATAATCTAAAATAGGCCCACCGCCATCTCCAGGAGGAATTGACCATGTAAATATGATAAGTTTATCGCCAACAACAAATGAATTTGAAGATGAAAAAGTAACACCAACATCTTCTGGAAAGGTTACCGGTACACCTGAATATATCGGAGAATATTCTCCAACTGTTAAATTATTGTATAAATTATTTACAGCTGCGATTCGTGTGTAATATTTTCTGCCATTAATTAAAACACCATTTAAGATAACATTATTCGATACATCGACACTACCATATTCTAATGCAGCGGTAGTATTAATATATCTGAATCTTTGAAGTAAATATCGATAAACAATTTGATTTGAAACGTTATCAATATCAGCTGGTTTCGTGATATATGTATACTGTAAATCACCGGTATCAAATAATGAATTAGAAATATCGATATCAAAGAAAATATTAAATGATATATCGTTAGGGTGTAAATCTGAAGTAAAGTCGAAAATATTAATCCATTTGGCATATTTATCCAACGCATACTGAATCCGATAACTGGTAATTTCATATCCACTAAAATTTGGCCTTTCCCAAATAATAGAAAGTTGATTACGCTGGTTATCGGACTCAACAATAAAATTTTCACTAAAAATCCTATTTGGCTTTGATCCACATCGACCAATCATCTTTTGTGAAAATTGCGATGTACCAAAAATATTATTTGAAGCGATTTTATATCCATAATATATTCCATTTGTTAAATTATAAAATGTATAAAATGATGGTATATCAACATACGGATTGATTATATTATATATGGTATTAAACGAGCCATCAACAGAATTAGAGATAGTAGATAGTGTTGGGTCCGGGCCAGAAAATCGATAATATTGATAAGGTGTAAACGTATATGATTTCAGAGTTAGGTTAAATAGATTCGAAATAGATGAAGGTAAACTATTATCCAGATAAAGCGAATACACGAATACAAATTGATTATGAGGTTTAAGTGTAATAATAGTTTCTGATGGTAACATTCTTCCGGATAAATCAAACGTATTAGTAATAATCGGCCGATTGTTGCTTATATCTCTTTTAAAATCGGTGTAAGTTGTAGAATAGCTAACATCGGTGTCAAAAAGTAAATATGTATTATATGCAACGTCCTGTGCGTTGAAAATAAAATCAGCACTATTTGTTGTATTATATTTATTACTACTTATACTTGAATTTGTAAAAGGTCGCGAGTACAAACGAGTCCTTAATCGATACGGTAAAATTATATTTGATAAATCGATGGCAGATAAAGACAAGTCAAAATTATAGGTAAATGATATGCTTAATTTTGCTTTTTCATATGTCTTCAGATTGTTTATTAATTTTGGCATATAATAAACCGATCCACTTGTGCCATAAGAGTCGCCTAATGCATTATTTTTATTTAGTATAAATCCATTATTAGTGCCATTACCAAATATTAATGATGTATAATTTTGTGAAAAAGGAAGACGAAATGGTGAAATAGTAATATCTTTCATAATAATACTATATGGCAGAGTATCTGCGATACTGTTTGCATTATATGGTATATACGATAAACTAGAAAATGACACATTTACGATAATAGTATCAGTTTTATTAAAATGTTTGTTTTCTGATGTTTCAGACGGTTCTAATGTAATTGTAAATATATCCTTTAGTAATTTTCCATTATTTAGTGGAATTGGGCCAAGTTTATTTTCATATGTATCGTATGTACGAGACGGATTATTTACAAGAAGAACACTACCATTACGGTTAGTCTTAACTATAGTTATAGACATAGTTGTTTGTGAAACAAAATTATTACATAAATCTTGTATTGGATTATCAGAATGATATTCCCAACTTATTTCTAATTCTCCTCCATAAGTTAAATCAAAATAATTTGTAAATCCACTATTTAAAATTAAAGAATATAACGTCGATGGCGAATTAATATCGAAACCAATTTTATCTCCAGTAAATGATACAAATTCCGATTTATTATATAGTGGTAATGCGTGTGAATAATATGATACTACTGAAGACGCGCTGTTTGCATTTTCTTCACTATAAAAAAAATAATTTTTAATCGTATATCCGTTGTTATATGGCTTGTTCCACGATAAGTCGATCTCGTTTTGTTTTCCAACTATAACAAATGACATGTAAATGAAATATAATTATAATTTTCTTATTATAATCGAATATATTATAATAATAAAATAAACAATATACCATCGATCATATACCATCGATCGTATACCATCGATATTATAAAATGATACTAGGTATAGTTCCCGGTCTCACGTATCTTGGTATATTATATATATTTTCATATCTGTCATTTATTCCATCATTAAAACTGTCAGTTAAATCATTTAATCGCAATCTGGCTGAAATGTTAGTATAACCAACTGTATTTTCCGCATAAACCGTAATATCATAACTATGTGAATTTGATATGGTATTAATGTTATTACTTAATCCTGTAATATAAACACTAAAATACACACGATTATCGCTATAATAAGAAACACAATAATTATAGTTAAATGTTCTTTTTGTAACCGCTGTATCCCCATAAATTTTATACTCTACGATGAAGTTGATAATTTTCTCGGTATTCAAAATATCCGTATTTGTCCACAATATATTAATCTGTCTGTCGCCATTTATAAAATTTATATTATCGGTAACTCCACTTGGAACTTTTCCGATAATTGTAGGGTGTGGTAAATACGGGCTATTATCTCCAATTATTTGCATTAAACCAATTAAATTACGACGAGTAGAATCTTGGGTGATGGCCGCAATACGGAATACATATGCCTCAAAATCTACTAAATCCGTTATTGTATACGAAAGGCGAGTACTTCCAGTATTTACAGTTCTAACGGTAGTGTTTAAACGTGACCATAAGTCGTCATTTACATAAATAGAGTTCATATCATTTATGTTTTTGTCTACAATAAAGTTATTTGTAAATGTTCCGATTATGTTGTTTGGTGGTAAAACACTAAAAGATAAATCAAATATGCGATATTGAATATGATATTGTACTATTGGCATGCCAGGTTCGGGATATGTCGGAGGTTGCCATTCTAATGTTATTGAGTTTGTATTCACATTAGATAATATATCATGAACTATATCACTCTGTCGAACTGGAATGGCGATAACAGATTTGTATAATGTAGAGTATCCTAATAATGTTCTTGTGTAGACTCGATATTGATATTGCGTTCCATTTCTACGAATACTGTTAAAATCGCTGAAAAATGGTCCAGTAATATTTGAAAATGAAACATCTAAATTTGCTCCGTTCACGATATTTCCGTTTATTACTTCACACCGATCAATCCTATAATCTATTATAGGATATCCGCCAGTTTTATCAATACCTGGAGGAAAAGTACTCCAACTAAAATATAAATTTACAGTTCTATCTCCAACCGTTGCATTAAAAATATCTGGAGGGCTTGGAAGTATTCCTGGTATAGTAGATGTAATATTTATGTTACTGTTATTTGACAAAGTGTATTGTGATGCGTCACCTTCTGGATTTACTATGCAATATCTAACATAATATCGTCTTCCATTCACAACATTTCTACTAATATCTACAGAATAAATACCGATTCCTGGTAATTTTGTGTTATCATATGATATATCAAATTCACGATAAATCGGATTTGTGGTTGGATAATACCAATATTTATTATCATCTGTGTATTGAATTCTGTATTTCCAGTTTACGCCAGAAACATTACTTGCAGCCGGTAGTGTGGTTTGTTTCCATTTAAATGTAATTTTTTTATCACCAGGCGTAACTTCTATAATATCGTCAGATGGTAATGTTAACGATGGAGCTATAAATCGCGATACACTAGAGTTTAATTGTATGATTATCGTCTGTAAAGATGCGGAAGATCTACCATAAATATTGGTTGAATAAACTGTAAATATATAGTTTCCGGGAATAATTTCGTTTGGAATATCAATTACACGCCGTACGTAATTTCCCTTGTATCCATTCATATTATATATCGTTTTACTGGATTGATCCACCATTATTTCATTTAATGAAGTGTCGTCATTTACGGGTGTTATTAAAGTTGTAACAGATGCATTAATATCATTTACTAGTGAATAGGTTATTGTATATGTTGTTGGAGCTCTTCCATTATAATTTAATGGTGGTACAAATTCAATTCCAACTTTTTGTAAATTAGATATCGGGGGAGTAGATATGGTAGAATGATATGATCGTCTTACAAGAGAAATCGGTTCTGGTACAGCTCCCGCATCTATACTTTGTGGATCAGATAATACTCCTTCGCCAACATTATTAGACGCAGATACCCAGAAACGATATGACACTCCATTCAAAAGTCCAGTAATTGTAACCGTAGCAAGACTTGTTGTAACGTATCCATTAATCATATCTGCGGGGTCGCCCGTTTTCCCATATCGAATAATGTAATTATTAATTGGAATATCTGTTGAATTCTCTGGTGGATACCACATTAAAACGACGCCACCATTTATTCGTTGAAGTGTAATTTGCGTGATCTTACTGGGTGATCCTAATATATAATATACTGGCGTACAGTCACTTAAAAAAATTAATTTAGATAAATTTGTTTCAATATTTGACATTTTTCTAAAAAATTGTAATAAATACGTTCAATACTTATAATAGTAAAATAAATATATACTATTATATGCAATATCTTCTCCAAAATATCGGTTTGGTAATTTTTACTAGTTTACATGAAATATCTGAATAACATATGATTAATTAATTCTACGGGTGCTAATATCGGCTGAAACCAAATAAATAGAGTTTTCGGTAACAATTATGTATTCACCCTCCACTTTGTATATTTTTGCGATCGGACTAGTGTATTCGTCTTCACTCTTTACAAGAAGTTTTTCGTTATTTTGGCGAACACCGATTAAACATGCCTTTTCGAGAGATGCAGTCCAATAATCAAGAATAATAGGTTTGTCTTCAAGGATTGCAATTTTTGTAGCATGTTGAAAACATGCATAACATGGTTGTCTAGAGTTGGAATCTGCGCTAGAATGTTTACTTGCGGCGGCCGCCACAGTTCCATTTCCTGAACTAGCTCCCGCTGCCGCTCCTCCGGCGGAGCCATTAGACACACCACTAGATGACATTAAAGCGTATATTGTCGTATATAGAATACTAAACTTTTAAATCTTTATATTCTTTACGAACGAATAAAAATAATATGCAAATTATGAATTAAACTTTTCCTAAAGTATAAACATTATTCCTTGAAATGAAATGGTTCGATGTTTCCTAACATTAATATTTTTCGGCGAGCCTTTGAAGCTTTTTTTGGAGCGTTTATTGCGATTAACGACGGTTCTTCTTCTTCGTGAAGTCCACATTCTGGAGATGGCAGTAATATATGGTTTTGTTTTATCTGTTCTACTAGGCCCATTTGTATTACATGAAATTCGGCTTCTAATATATTTTTGATAAACCGATAAATATTCATAAGAATACTTTCGTTGCATTTACCAACAATCAAAATGCTCCCAGTTCTAAAAATCATAAATGAGATTTCATAATATTTTTGAGTTTCTAAATTAACGGGTTGTTGGCCTGTTTGAATTTCGTCACCAGGAATATAATAAAACTTACACTGAATCCCGGGATAAGAACATGAATCGTAGTTACTGTTGATACGGTATTTGTATTTCATAAGATTAAACAATTTATCACGATTTATAAAATATCCACAGTTGAAATTTGAATTAATAAGTACGGTTTCGCATCGTTCTTTTAAATAAGAAATGTCATCGCCTAATACTGGTCGAAGTATAGATACAAGAAGTTCTAACACTTGCAATAAGGTTCTGTCATCTTGAATGCCCGGTATTTCTAATTTACCAGTATTGAAGACTTTTACATGCATTTCCTTAAACAATATATCATCATTCGGAGATTTAACGGTTTCGTCGCTGCACACCCCTCCATTTATTCTTAAAATCAAGACAAAACAGTTGAAGAATGCTCTCTTTTTCTTTGAGTTGTTATTAAGTAAATCTTTTTTGCATATTCCGATACTTACCTTGCGCTGATCTTTGAACACGATTCGCCCATTTGGATTGTCAATATGTTCGATAATTTGTTCTTCATAGTATCGTTTTTGTTGTTTTAATTTTTCTTTTATAGTAACAATATCATCTGGATTTGTTGTTTGAAACTTGATCTGTTTTTTGATAACGGCTTCGCAACGCGAGTAATAATGAACAACCGGAATATCCCAGAACACGTTATAAATGTCGATTTTCTTGTTAAGGTATGCGATCTTCGTTTTTGTAGAAATATATATAGGTGTTGATTTTGGAACGCTTGTTAAGAGAGATGGGGTGAGAGCATCTACATGTTCATCGCTATGAACCGGAAGAACGGTTGTAACTGGCGGCGGGATTGATGTATCAACATTACCATCGATAGAATCGATAAATGAATACGTTTTTCTTTGTTGTTTTTTAGAAATACACGTTCGTTTATGAGGTACTGCTTTGCCATTACTGGCGCTTCCCCCCTTTCCGACTGTTGAAGTGCCAGATTTTATGATCGGCGCGATTCGATGTGATGCAAATTCGACATTCGCAATATCAAACTCTTCTTCGATACTTTCTTCATCTTCAAAATCGTCGCCATTATCACAATCGTTCTGCTTATTTATTTTTGTCATAAACTTTGTCCATTCCGCATCTATTTGAGAATCATTTGGGTCAAACGACATTTTAATAATTATATTTATGCACGCAAAATAATCGATGAAATATCATACTTAAACACCTATTTACTTCAATTATTTTATATATTATAATTTGAGTGCTAATGATTTATTTATTTTCTTTCGTCTTATCTTTATGGTTTTTGTAATAGCAGTATTATTAACGACGTTAGCCATCTTCTCCACAAAAATCTCATTCATTTTTAAGACAAAATAATGTATTACATATTCATGACGTATATCTGGTAAATGTATAATATGCTCGACTTTATTTAAAAAGTCGAAATTAACCATAGAATGTCGAAAGCGTATAATATAATAAAAATACGATTTAATTATAGTGCGTAGTTCTATATTATATGTTCGGCCAATCATCTCAAGATATGAAATAATACTGTCGATTCCAGTATTTTTAGATACAACAGTTTCACCTGAATGTCTTTCGAACATATTCGTTAATACGTCCCACACAGCATTTGTAATAATATTTGTATTCTGTATGATGTCTTGATTTGTTTGCATATAATTAATCATACTACGAATATCTGAACTAAATTGTCTTTGTATTGAAATGATACTCGTATCGGTTAATCCTAGTTTTTCTAGTTCGCTTATTTTTCGTAAAAAATTAAGTATATCGTCTTCTGGTAACTGATTAAATCGCATTCTGACAAACTCGGTTTGAAGAGATTCATCGATACGAGATACATAATTACAGATGAGGCAGAACCTTACATTATTATCTGTATAACTCGTTAATAAGTAACGTAATGCGATTTGTGCATTTTTAGTCATATAATCAACTTCATCTAATATAACAAATTTAATACCACTTCCAAACATGGATTTTGTGCTGACAAAACTATTGATTTGATTACGAATAATATCAATACCGCGTTCATCAGACGCATTTAAATGGATCATTAACCCTTTATTTTTCATATTTAATTTTTCTTGGTATGCGTTTACTAAGTTAATGATAGTTGTAGTTTTACCGGTTCCAGGTGGACCATAAAACAATAAATTTGGGAAATAATTTGTTTTAAGAATATTAGATAATATTGCTTTATTAATAGGGTCTAATACGATATCGTCAAAACATGATGGCCTATATTTTTCCACCCAAGGCATCGTAGTAGTGTTTGTTTGGATATGTAAATTACTCATGATACGATTTATTAATTTATTAATTTATTAATTTATTAATTTATTAATTTATTTGGTATTAAACGTTATTTAATATGGTTGATGGTTTTCCTTTTATACCGATTCATAATATTCGAACGCTGATTTATAAAAGAATTGAACCGCGTATATACTATATTAAAATAAACAACATATTAAGTATAACATTTACTGTGATGTCGCATTTAATCGGATTAGATAAAACGGCAAAATCTTTGGAGAAACGTCAAACTGGATATTTAGAACTAATTGTTGGTTCTATGTTTTCTGGGAAAACATCGTATTTACTAGAAATATATAAAAAATGCAAGTTTTGCGACATTCCAATCGCGGTTATAAATTACGAGGACGATGTACGGTATTCAGATTCGATGTTGTCGACGCACGACAAACAGATGATTCCTTGTATAAAGGCGAGAACCATCACCGACGCCGTATCAGAACATCATAAAGAAATATCTGAAGCCGAGGTAGTATTAATAAATGAAGGTCAATTCTTCCCAGATATAGAAGAACAAGTTCGCGCGTTAGTCGAGAAGGAACATAAACGCGTATTTATTTGCGGGTTAGACGGAGATTTCGAGAGAAAGCCGATCGGGCAATTGCAGAATCTATTCCCATTATGTGATGAAATAATCAAACTCAAGTCATTATGTAGCATTTGTCGAGATGGAACTCCAGGTATCTTCAGTTTTCGAATTACAAATGAAGTAGATCAGGTTGTTATTGGTTCGTCCAATTATATACCGTTATGCCGAAAATGCTATAATTCTGAAACAGAAAAAAAGGAGCAGAATTCAAAACCACCGCGAGAGCTAATATGATATAATTATTTCTTTAAGTTAGTTTACACGACTTGAACCGATAATATGATTTAAAATCAATTGGTTCATTAATTATATCATATACACGTTTTATTTTTATTCAGTTCTATTATTTTACTTAAAATGCCACCGAAAAAGTCAGTAAAAAAACCATCGAAAATAGCGGAAGAACAAACTGGTGAAAATGTTGTATTACATGTTGGTTCATCGAATACCTCGACCGAAATTTCTAATGAATTAGACACATCAAATACAAATGACTTAGTTACACCCGATCAATTTCAGAAAGGGAATGTAAATAAAAAGAGAGGTAGAAAACCCAAAGGGGGGAAAATTATGACAAATTTGGCATCATCTGTATCTGATATTTCTGAAATACCTAACATAATTTTGCATTTAAAATGTCATATGTCTGATTTAAAATCAAACGACACGATGGCAAGTTACGAATATTCACCTTCGATCGAAGACATTCAGTCGTATACTCCAGCATCAAATATAATTAATTGTAGTGATATTGTAACTACGTTTAATAATAATGACGACGAGGACAATTCTCTACTAGATAGTAATCTCGAGAATATCGCGAATATCGGATCGAATGTAACAACCGTTACTCTACAAACAACATCTAGAAATGAAAGTAATACTAATGATGCAAATAGAGAGTATAATACAGTTGTTCGTAATGAGAGCAGTTATCAATCGACAACGGTTGATAAAATGCAGGCGTCATCTATAGCGCCAACTGCGAAAACTAATGTCATGAATGAAAAGATGACGAAGGAAATAATGAAGAAAATAAATAAATTGAAAATATCATTTCATAATAGTGAACCAGTACAAACAAAGGGAAACCATAAATCTGCGTGTTTTTGGGATACTTGTGATTTTGATACGCAAATTTATTTTATACCTACCAGTATAATAAATGACACGTTTCAAGTGTACGGTTGTTTTTGTTCACCTGAATGCGCAATCGCATATTTACTTAAAGAGCATATTGATACATCAACAAAGTTCGAGCGATTGCATTTGATACAATTATTATATGGTGGAGTATATCAATACGGTAAGGGATTAAAACCTGCACCAAGTCCACATTTTTTACTTGATAAGTATTATGGTAATTTAACAATACATGAATATAGACAATTGTTTAAAGGTCCTCAAATGATTTACGTAGTCAACAAACCTTTGACGCATATATTACCCGAGTTATATGAAGATAATAATGATTTTCTAGTAAACAGTAAAGTAATTCCAACTAATAATATGAAGCTTAAAAAACGCTACAAGACTATGATTATTCAAAATCACGAATAGTATAATTTTTTATACTAGTATATAATATACCTATACCAGGATATGGAATCTTCAAAACAACAATATATAGACATTTTCATAAGAAAAACAAAAAATGCAGAATATAAAACAACATATGGAATTGCATTTGAATGTGTAGAATTGATAAGGCGATTTTTTTCAACTATAAAAGGATATACATACCCTGATGTTGTTGACGCAGTTGACTTTTTCAATAAAATAAATACATTAAATTCTATAACATCAAAAACGGATAATATAATATTGAATACATATTCGTATCCATATGTTCGCACTTCATCATATTATTTAAAACCAGGATCGATATTATTTTGGAAATATAAAAAAACAAGTTTTCCATATGGTCACGTTGCATTAATTTTAGATAGTAATGACAGCGAAACTGTAATTATTCAGCAAAATCTGAATCCGCCGGTTAAAGTTATTTCTACAAAAGAACTATTCGAAAAAATGAATAGCCCAAAAAGTAAATTTCTTGGGATAAAAACGATACCGCCAGAAATTTCAAAAAATATAAGAAATGTTGAATATAATATTATTCGACTATAATTTAGAGTTGGTCATTTCATGCGAATCTGCTGCGCCAGAGGCCGAAGCCGCTGAGGCAGCGGCATGCGCCTTCTTTTTTTCCATCACTTGTTGATAGATTCGATTCATTTCTTGGTTTCTACGAAATGAATCTGCTGCCTGATCCATAAAATTCCTTATTTCATTAAACCTCATTTGATTTACGGATTGTGTTGTAGTCTTATTTACGGTATCAGCGGCCTCTTCGGGTTGTGTAGTTTTCCCATCTTTAATATATGCTCTTACAACTTTAACAATATCATAATTATGTTCTTTTAGTGAAACAAGAATGTCTTCTTCACTCATATCAGTTTGTCCCTTTACAATCTGCAGATAACAGTTTATTTGGGCTTCATTCGGTCCACTCGGTACACTCTTCTTATTATTTGTTGTATTGGTTTCTTCCATATTTCTAGTGTGTTGTATTGTATTGTATTATTATTATATCTTAAATATATATTTTTGAACGAATGCTAAAATTAATTAGATTATTAATAATAACCACAAAATTGAAATAAACGTTTTACAATATATAATAAATAGACAACACAACGTTCCGTTAACCATATGGATTCTACTCGTAAACCGTTCGATTCTAATAAAAATGGTGATGATGTGAGCATTCCGCCAAAAGTTTCAGTTTCAAAGGATAAAAGTGAGAATGATGGTGATTCGGTTAATTCGTCAGAGATCACAATAGATATTCGTCCATTATTAGAAGACGTGTCTCAGTTGATGACAAAGCACATTTCTAAAATGCTCGAAGGTGTTGTAGGAGATTATACTCTTTATAAACAAACACACGATGTCATTATGAACTTACCAATCATTAAAACCCTGCAAAACAAGGTATATTCCCTTGAATCCCAATTGAAGTCTCATGGAAATGATGGCGGTCAGGGTGGTTGTGTACGTGATGTTCCGACTCGGCCACCTCATCAAGGAAGCCCTCCTAATAATACACCAAATGATTACGACGAGGTAATTCAGCTGAAGAAGTTAATCGAAAATTTGACTAAACATATCACACATCTAGAAACTCAGGTTTGTGGTAAACAACCACAGAGAGAAGATGCATCTGATCCGGCCGGCCAGCCTCATCACCATGACCATCACAATCACAATCATGATAACTGCGAAAATGGTGTAAGGCTTGAGATCCACGAAAACGAAAGTGAATTACAATCGGAATCAGATGAAAGTGATGATGAAAATATTTCAAAATTAAATCATCAAAATAAGATCGTTCACTCTACAAATGTTATCACCGAGCATCAAGCTGAAATATCTGATCATGACGACGACTCTCGGGTAGATGAAGAAGAGGAAAATGAAGAGGCAACTTGTGAATATGGAAAGGAAACAGCTGAAGACGCTGTTGATGAAGAAGACGCTGACGAAGAGGAGGAAGCTGGTGAAGAGGAAGAGGAAGCTGGTGAAGAGGAAGAGGACGCAGTTGACGAAGAGGAAGAGGAAGATGCAACTGATGCCAAATGTGTTTCTAAGGAGAAAGAAGAGGATACAGTCGAGGAAGAAGAGGAGGAGGAGGAAGAAGAGGAGGAGGAGGAAGAAGAGGAGGAAGAAGAGGTGGTTGAAGAGGTGGTTGAAGAGGAAGAAGAGGTGGCAGCCGATGAAGATGAAATAGAGGTTTCTGAAATAAAAATTAAGGGAAAAGTATACTTTACAACAAATCCACAGAATGGAATCATTTATGCATGCGTTAATGATGACGTCGGTGATGAAGTCGGCGTTTTCAAAAATGGTATCGCATTATTTAATGCCAAGAAGTAATGTATAACCTTCGATAACCTTCGATATCATACGAACTACGAAATAAATAAAATAATTAGGTATAGTATAACTTATTTTTATTTGTAATAATGATTGAAAAAATATGTCCACCGGCATTACTATATTTAGGTTTTTCTATGATACAAATAACAATCGATTTATTTCAAGGTGAATATTCGACTTCATTATTGAAATTTATCGTTATGTTGATATTTACCACCATATTGAATATTATGTGCTTAAATGGTCTAACAAAGGTTGTTTGGTTTATAGTTCTTATACCGTTTTTATTATTAACATATATTACTTCAGTAATGTTTTATGTTTTTGGCGTTAATCCAGGAAAGACCGATCTTCGAGTACAAAAACAACCAGGAAATGCATCGAATATGGGGCAAAATAATATTGCTCATAAACCGCAACAGCAACAACCGCAACAACGTCATCAGCAACCTCAACAAATGCCCCCACCTAGATCATAATTTACATTATCGATGTAAACAACAATAATATAATTTCATTTTGATATAAATACAAATGATATTATATATATATACTCTTTTTGTATTTATTGTGCGTTACATGCCGTCGAATAAAATTCATGTTTCTCTTATAGGAATGAAAAAGATTCCGCCAACTACAATTTATCATTCTAATATTGAATATCCGACATTTTTTCAAAATGAATATAGTGAATATGATATTAGACAAACAGAAATATTTTTTGCGGTTTTTATGGTATATGCAATTATTCCCTTATTATATACCGCATTTCTAACTAATAATACAAGTGTTATGTCTACATTATGGAATATCATTCATAGTGGTATCTTCAATAGAATTAAAAAGGTAAAACAATTTTTGTCTGAAAAAATCGCATTTATGATGAGATATTTGGGTTATTATACATTTAGCACATACACTATTGTGAAAAATGGCAGAGAATTATTTTCATCGCATTCAGAATTCATAAATATAAAGACGTTTCGTCAGAATATAAAGACGGTTGATATGGCAAAATATAAAGTATGCAAATGGATCGATGCGCAATGTTCAATCTATAAAAAGATCCATAATGAATCCCCTGACATTTCTGATGCAAAGAATGTGATTTATGATTTTATTATTCATTCTTCACAAGATTACAAACAGACACGCATTCATCGGGGTGATTTCAGAATTTCAACGCATACACAGTTTGATGTGAATTATCGCACATTTAGTGAGTTGGGGCTTATTGATAATTATGCCGAATTGATCGTCGATTTGCCTGAATTGGATAGCGACGACACGACAACGGCGGCGGCAACTAATCCTGATCCAAGTGTAACGACTAAGGAAGTAATTCCTATTTGCATAAAATCTCCCGATACATGTTATATCGAGAAAAATGAATTGTTTGATCGCCCCTTTTTGCAGTGGTATCTGTTGAATAAGTTATGCAGACCAGATATCGTAGATTATATTGGAACACATGGATCAGAATATGAAACCATTTTATACAATAAAGATTTTGTAAAATGCGACTTGCATAAAAATTGGTTATTGTGTGACTCTATTAGTAAACAAACTCAAAAAGTACTTACTACATCTGACAGTAATAACGATGGTAATGTTGTCGATTATTTTATGAAACTTACCCAAGGACAGCATATAATTGTTGGAAAGTCATATATCATTAAGGTTGATAGTAAATTGAACTGTCCAATTTACATGTTAAACGATAAAGATATTATTGATATTGATGGTGATATTCGGGAATATTATTGTGAATCGGAAGGGTCATTAAGTGATGATGAATCCGCGATTATAGAAAAGAATAAGACTGTTCTTGAAACAAAGGTGAAAGAATGTGAAGGTGAAGGCGCCGACGTCGACGACGACGAAATTAGTGGAGTATCTGAGGAGGATACGGACGACGACTCTGGCCAAGCCGAAGAGAACAACGCGGGGTCACCTGATAATAATGACAAAACTGAAAATATTACCTCTGAATTTGAAATGATCGAGTGATCGGATAATTAGAAAAAAAATAAAAGCAATAGAAAGAGTATAAAAAAAATTGAATATATAATATACGATGTGTAGTTTTCCATCCACATCATTGACTGGGCATCTTCGTGAAATGACATCTTCAAGCGCAAATTCTTCTGGCGGTCGCGGCGGTGACACCGAACATTTAGTAGATGCGGTTAAACGCGGCGATTCAACGGATACTGCATTTCATAAACTTTCTCATCAATGGACATTATGGGCGCATTTACCACATGACACAAATTGGGCAGCATCTAGCTACAAGAAGATATATGATTTTGATTCGGCAGAAGAGGCGATTGCAATATTCGAAACTTTGCCTCCAAAATTGGTAATGAATTGTATGTTATTTCTCATGCGCAAAGGTATTGTTCCTATGTGGGAAGATGCGAAAAATAGAAATGGTGGCTGTTTCTCCTACAAGGTTGCGAATAAGGAGGTTAACCAAGCATGGAAACAATTGTCCTATGTTACCGTAGGCGAAACCATCTCAACAAATTTAAATGTTCTTCCGCATGTAAATGGAATTACTATTTCACCGAAGAAGAATTTCTGTATTATCAAAATATGGATGGCGAATTGTAATTTCCAAAATGCTGGGATCATTCGAGAATTGGAAGGAATAACTGCACACGGGTGTCTGTTTAAGAAGCATACACCAGAATATTAAATAAATAATTTTATATTATTGCTACGCATTTTGCGTATCAATAATAATACATGCGTATCAATAATAATACATGTTATCTTTTACGAACTAGGTAACGGTGATAAACATAATTTAATTGTCCCAAGTGATGCAACATAATATTTAACAACAAGAGGCATATCATTATCCAAATACATCTCGATCTGACTGCATAAATTGGTGCATTTGATGAAATATCCCAAATTTTTCAAAGAAAATTCCCCCTGTATCACTTTTCCCGAATCTTTTTTATGCAAAAATTCCATACTACCGTCTGATTCGACACGACGAACCTCCGCCGTTGCAAACTGCCCCGAACAACGAAATATCAACTCATTCCCCACAGATTTAATCTCCAATTTCTCCGATATACACGATAAATCACGAATAATCTTCTGAAAATCACTCGACGGCAAATTAATAACACTCGAAAATGCAACTTCCGGCTCAACTAATTCTTCCAAATCAGGCTCAATCAAACGCAACTTCTGCGTCTTACACTGCTTGATATCGCCATTCTCAAACTTTAGCCCCAAATACGATACAACACCATCATTATAATCCTTCTTTTCAATATAAATTGTAAGTGTATCATCATTATCAATCGAATTGATTAATTTGAACAAATGAAACATATTCACACCAATTATAATTTTGTCCAAACTACACTCGTAGAGCTCGAAATTCACCGCTTCAAGAAACAAATGCGCCAACATCGTATGCGATTTGTCCATATTAATAATGCGAATACCGTCCTTTTGAAACGTAATATTCGTCTCTATTAAAATTTCTTTTAGGGCACACATCAACGTTCTAAACGGTGCGATTTGCACCGTTTTTATAGTCAAAACATTATCATTTAATGATGACGCGACACCGCTACTTCCCGTTGAAAATGTAGGTGCGTTAAAACTCGGAAAACTCATCTCTCTTTACTTGTTTAGACATTTAAATCTTTATATCTATTTTATGAAAAATAATATATTAATATAAATGGCGACGAATAAAAAATATAATAGACATAATACAATAAAACGACGGAAAAAAACGACAAAAACGCGACGATCCATATCCTCATCGAAAAGTCCGAAATTCGAAATAAAACAAGTAAAAAATGGAGAAATGCAAACAAACAGGCGAGATAACGGGGACGGCTGGATACGTATAACAATACGAGGTGGACCGTATGAACGTGGTTTTGCACATGGTGAGTTGGCATCAGGTCTTTTCCCAAGAGTATTTCACGTAATGTCTTTCCTATGTAAAGAAGGGTTCGGTCGCGAAATCGAGTTTTTTTATGAATTATGCGATGATTTCTTTCAACCTATCATCGAAAAGAGATTTCCGAAAATATACCAGGAAATGCGAGGCATCGCTGATGGCGCAAAATTACGATTATCTCAAGTAATGCTTATAAATATGTATATGAGTCTCCCATATTTTTATGCACACATGCTCCGCTATATCGACACACCAAAATATCGGAAAAAATATGCCGACGTAATTCGCGACGAATATGCGATAACTGCAAACCCTGCGGCAGTAGCATCAAGAAACGCAAAATTAAATGAGTTTAAGGATCGATGCTCCCTTATTATGGCTGTTGGTCCAGATTGGACAAAGGACGGCGGAATTGTATGCGGACATTCATCATTTAGCAACTTCTTGGACGCCCAATTTTGCAATATTATATTGAGAATAGAACCAGAGACAGGTGATGGACATTCGATCGTTATGCAAAGTGTAGCCGGCGGTGTATTCAGTATGACCGACTTTTTTGTTACAAGCGCAGGAATCATCGGGTCAGAAACAACTATAGGAGGATTTAATGCATATGAATTAAGAGACCCCATATGTTGTCGCATTCGCGAGTGTATGCAGTATGGAAATACTTTAGAGGAATATGCCGAGAGATTACAAAAAGGCAATTCCGGCGATTATGCATGCTCTTGGATGTTCGGAGATATTCACCGAAAGCAGATCATGCGAGTCGAGTTAGGTCTTAATTATGTAAATATAGAGACAACCAAAAACGGTGTATTTGTTGGATTCAATTCAACGTATGATGAACGTATTCGCCTTATTGAATGCAGCCCATCATTATCACATTCAGCGAGTGATTCGTCTGGGATCGGTAGTGTAGACTCGGCCGATTCTATCGGATTTAGGAATATCGCATCAACCATCGGAAACCGTCGTGTTCAATTAGAGAAATTAGCGGAAAAATACCGCGGCAAAATCAACACAGATATTGCTATGAAAATATTATCAGATCATTATGATCACCATCTAGGTAAAACATATGCAAACACTCGAACTGTATGTAAACACGGATATACTGACCGAGAATCGAGTACCCCATTTAAACCAGTTGGAGCATACGATGGTAAAGTTGTGGATAGCGCACTTGCTGCAAAAATGACGTTTATGGCTAGGTGGGGTCCACCATGTGGTACATCATTTTACGTTAAACGGCATACAACCGAACACCCACAATGGAAGGATTGGGAAGATTATTTAGTTGATTTACCGAAACGACGTTGGGTTGAAGTATAAATAATAACATAAAACGAAATATTAATAACATATATCTTGCGGTACACACGTAGACATCATGTACAATTGTTCATTACCACCGAATCCAACTCGCGCAAATATTGATGAATACGTTGTAAATTTCCATAATACGGAGGAGTTAAAATACGTTGTTCTAGAGATTAGAGCGAAGGAATCAGTTGGTGCATTCTTACACCCATGTGAAGAATATTTAATCGAGAGATTTCAAATTAAATAATATACGATGTATATATATTATTGAATAAAGTCATATTAATAGATGGACGGCGCTGATAATACTCCAGCTATAAGTCAAGCTGAACTCCTCAAACGTGCTGCTACTGTACAAAGTCAGCGAAATTCAGAAAGAGTACAACTAGATAATGCCGGTCAGTCAGGATCTGCTGTTCTTGAACAAAGTGATTTTCCTGTCCACGTTAATTCTGGTTCAGGTCTCGAGAGTGATCTGACATTCTCGAGAGCTAACTCGGTAAAATCAATCGGTAGTAGTAGTAGTTCCGGCGAATCCGGTGACAAAACACGTAGAGAGCTATCCGTCCTTTTAAATTCAGTTAAACAATCGATGACAGCCTCAAAAGAATCAGCTAGTGACGTAAAGCAGGTTGTTGAACCTATAAATAAAGATACTGAGTCAGAGAGATTAATATCAAGTTTCAAACAAGAAAACTCTCTATCTAAAGATGATGGTCCGAAACATAAATCGGCCGTGGAATTGAGACAATCAAACAGTAAAGAAAAAGAAGACGAAAAAGCCACTATTGAGGATATCGTAAAAAGTAACCCAGAATTAGTTACACAATTAACTACAAATTTGTCAATAACACGAAAAGCAAGTGGAAGTAATGAACCTAAAACACCTCGTGCAGAGAGTAAACAGATTACACCAGACGAGGTTGTTCAAGCAAGAGAAACACTAAAAACATCTATATTAAAAATAGATGAACAGAATACTGAAAATTTTCAATTGGCGGGGATTGATATGACTATTGAAGAGGTTAAAGCGATAATTGCTATTGGTAAGTCAGCCCTGCAAGATAATGAGACCTTTAAAAAAAATACCGATCTTTTAAAATCATTCGGGACCATATTAAGACAAAAATCAGAAGCATAAATGTGAATTATAAAATAAACCATATTTAATTACATATGTATATGATGCTTAATCAAAGTCTGATTCCTTAATCGCTTCTAATAATCCAAGAACTCTTGTATTACTAATAGCCATTCCTCCATGCACAATACGCCCCCCTTTACAAAATGTAATTTCACCGTCATTAGGATCTTCTTCATCATAATTAACCAAAACATCATATATGTCTTCGTCAAAATCAACATAACAAACGATAGATGTTGCATTTTCTTCTAGAACATTATGAAGCAAAAACACAAGTTGATCTATCTGGTCTTCATTATAAGAATTTGCATTTTCAACAATATACAATAAAAAATCGCGATAACGTTGATGTGCTCCGCGAGTTCCGTGATATTCGCAATTTCCGGTGACAGCATTATAATGCCATAATTCTACCGTTTCAGGCATAAAACAGTCATAACATGTAGAATAGAAGTTAACATAATAATGACCCCCATGCGCAGATGAACGATTTAATGTATGAAACCTATCAAAAAAATAATCGATAAATCCTTCAATATCTGGTGGACTCGCGAGCAATAATTCATTTACACGATTAACCGGTGTGTATCCATTCATTATATATGATAATAAATATGTAGTTTTAGCTTAAAACAATAATAATAAAACTATATATTACTACTAGATAAATAATAAGAATAATAATAATATTATGGATAATAAAAACCCGTCTATAACACAGGTACAAACTCCGTCACTTGAATCTACAATAGAAATTCTCTCGAACATCTGGAAAACGAACGCAGATATTTCAGGAAATGATCATATTCTCGAACGCATTCATTCACATATAAAACATCAATTACCTGTAATTATAAAAAACTATAACTCTACACATATCGAGAGAGAGACGCGCAAGAAATCTCTCGAACTCTTGTCTGAAGAGTTCATAGAAACATTTTTAAATCGAACGAAATATTATTACTCGAATCATTCCGAGCTATATTTTTCGTATAATCAGGTGCATTATTCTATCATAAATGAAGATGAGATTCATCATCGAATATTAACCGAAATTACAGGTCAAGGTGCCAAATCTCTCGGTGATGTAGCTTCGAACCTACTTACATGGAAGTATAAGATAAAAAATCGTATTATAAAGAATATTCAAAATCGCGACATTTTAAAATCCATACCAGAGTCAAATACAATACAACATGTAATCGGGAAATTACACCCTAATCTCTTCAGAACGAGAGATCATGCTAAATATTTTCTTACATTATTAGGTGACGTATTATTAAAGAAGTCAGCTCCGCTTATATATTTTATTAGTTCAAGTGCAAAAGAATTGATAAAGGATTTGGGTGCAGAATGCTGCAGTTTATTTGGAATAAATGCATTTAATAGCGCGTTTAAATTCAAATATTATGAACATAATTATAACGATTGTCGTATTGTTAATTTCCAGATGGCAAATATGAATGCGCATAATACTGCATCGGCCGGAGTTGTAAGTACTACAGACGTAATAAGAAGTTCTGATTTGCAGATATCGATTATAGATTTATTTTGTGTTGCGGCGCATTATTCGCATAGATATGGAAATGCTGATGAATTTTTAGTGCGTCAGTGTAAAACATCTCATGTTAGAGATCATGCATGGTTTTTTAAGACGCGAACAGAAACTCGAATAATCGACGAGTTTATGAAATTCGCAACAGAACCGTCGTCTACGGTTGATTGTGGTATAACGTGGCATAATATGCTTTATTTATGGAAAATGTATTTGAGTGAATTTCAGATCCCGAATATGATATTTAATGCGGTATTAAAGACGAGAATAACAGAGTATCTCTACGGGAATGGTTGTATCAGCGGTGGCAGCGGAGAATTGCAATCTCTCGACGTATTTCCTAATATAACGAGTCGACATCTTCCGATGGTTAGTAAATTTATTAGTTTCTGGAGTGAAAACTGTACTGTAAATGACGATGAAATTGAATTAGAGATAGACGAATTATCTACATTATTTAATGAATATCTCTCGACATCAACCACGCAATCGTCGACAGAGAATACAAAAACGACAACTAGTCCGAGTTCATATCATAATATAAGTGATGCTGCGCTTCTTGGAATGATACGTCATTTTTACCCAGATGTAAATATAGAAGATGACAAATATCTAGTGAATGTGGGGTGTAAAATGTGGAGTAAAAAGGCCGAAATACGATTATACTTGGATTTGTTTAAGATGCAATGTATGACAAATAATATTTCGATACCACAGCCGCTGTACAACGCATACGAGTATTATTGTAGCAAATGTTATGAATCGACAGATCGTCGTGCGGTTAGCAAACGTTACTTCGAGAAGTTTTTGATCGATGAGTATTCAGATTATTTAGATGAAAATGGATTGATAACAACATCATTATCTCTCGATAGTGCCGAATCAGCCGATGAATATAAAGAAGAATTTTATTAATTTATACAGATGCTGTTATTATGGAATTGTCGAAATTAGATACATACATTATAATAGAAATTATACAATATAAGATGAGACTTTTCATGTTTTTCGGGGTGAAACATAACACCGTATACACGTCCACGTTCGAACTCAAAAGCACAAGCACGGCGTTTGTTATCTCGAAAGGTAAACCATGCAATTTCTTTAATAGTATTGTTACGAGCGCCTCTTTGAATAGGTAAATCGTGAAAATGGAAGTGTATTTTTTCTGTTGATTTACAACCATCGAATAATTTATCTACTGATAAATCGAGGTTCGTAGAAATTTCGTCATTTAAATAGGTATCATATTGAAGTAGAGTCCCACCATAGTATACCATTAAAAATTGGCAACCATGGCATATACCTAAAACAGGTAGATTCGGAAAATGAAATAGATAATACAATTCTAACTCTAATGCAGGTTGGTATGTATCTAATGATATTCGCAAGTTACCACTAGATCCCGGAATAATAATACCGCGAATATCTTTGCGTTTAATGATATTCGGATCGCATTTTTTTGAAATAATAAACGGTATGTTTTTATGCCGAAGCGATTTATATAGTTTATTTAAATTAATAATATTCGCATCATTCGAATAGTTTCTTGTTACAATTAAAAGCATATTCCAAATCGCGAAACTATATATAATTATTATATTAATGTTTGACGAATATCAGAATGTATGCAATTATAAAAATATCTGAATTTAAGAAATTATAAAAATAAAAGATTTGTATAATTTATAACAAGCATTTTTATTGAATTATGGCGGCAGCTGGAGGACATGAAGATAAAAAATATGAGTTTCGTGTAAGACCTAGTGGTATGAGTATTGAATTTAAAACACCCGAGGGGACCACCGCCGGCATAACTATTATAACAACCTTTACGCGGGTTGAAGAAGATGCATACAAAATTACATTTCATGAATTGTTGCATGTAAGAGGTGAGCCAGTTAGACACGATTTACTTTACCGTCATACACATGAGGCTAATCCGGGTTATTCTGGTCGAATATACTCAGAGCAATGTATAATTGTTCGTGAAGATTTACATATCGTAGAAGAAACGGCACGAGAAATATGGACGTATTTGTCCAGAGATACGCCATTTATGAATGGTGGTGATTCGCCGGTTGCTGAATTAACTACTCGTTCTAGAATGAATATAATAGCTGCGGCTCAATATTTAGAAAAAATTGCCGAATCATTACATGCTCAAAGAAAGAGACAAGCAGCAGCAGCAGCCAAAGCTTCCAAAGCCAGCTCCAAATCCAAGGGTTCCAAAGCACTTTCCTCTAAAGCCAAGGTCCCTGGAGAATCAGGGCGTAGTCCTAGTGGCTCGCCGAAAGGTATGGGCGGCGGTTCGCGTAAATACAAGAATTCCAAGCGCGTATTGCGTAGAAAGTCCTGCGCTACAAGACGTCGTTGAATCGAATGAAAGTTCGTTGAATTGTCTTATTATTGGATATAACTCAATAATAAGAATAAAAAATATTATGTTCACAGATACCTATGAAAGTACGATATTATATGAATTTAACGTTTATTGGGAGTATTCACAAGGCGAACGCGTTTGCCGGTAGTCTTATTGATCTTCACAGCGCCGAATTTACCCTTACGAGCGGTGTAACCATACTTACGAAGGCGATTCTCCTTCTTAGCGGTGGCGTGCTTCTTTGCAGAAACGATACGGCCGTGCTTATTAAAAACGAGTTGGGCCTTAGTAAGACCACCGGGGGTCTTGTAAGCGGTACCGTGCCAAACCTGAGCCCTAGATCCTTCTAACATTTCGTATTTCTTACCATTAACGTGATATGTTCCATCATCGCTGCGATCTACACGTTTAACCATTTTCTAAAGTTGCTGTTATACTACAACATTAGAAAAAATAAAATAAGGATACAGAAGAGAATTATTCTATTCTGCCTAAATATAGTTATATAGTTAAAACGCATTACGAATGGCTTCTCTCGACCCTCCAGGCGCACCTTGCCAGCTACCAAACGTGTTTGTTTTATTTACTGAAAAATAGCTTTTACCTCCTTTTAAAGCGGACCCAACACGTATTTGTTGTGCAAAACGCATTTTCTTTGAAATATTTGTATTGTTTGTAGATGTCGCCATACCAGCAGTTGGATTCGCAAGACTAGGACATTTCATATAAGGCATTCGATCATTTGGATTAATTAAAACCGGATTACCGCATGAATCATATGTAATTTGAGATGTACCGATCGTAAATACATCGCTGCATATACCGGTATTAACTCTATAACGGGGAGCGTGCGACATTATGTAATGAGTATAAAATTACAACAATTATTTATACATTACTTTTACAATAAAATTGAAAACAAATTAAACAATATACCAATATAGAAGTAGGCACCGATACATCGTTATTACGGTATTTCATATAAACATCAAATGTCAGTTTCAGATTTAAAAACGGAGACTCCTGCGATTGGAGGAGGAGCAGGAGTAAGTAAAACAAAAAAGAAGGTAACGAAGACATCAAGTTCAGAAGAAGGAGCCGCCGCCGCAAAAGGCAACGAAGAACTTCAAAAATATCAAAAAATGACGGATCAAGAACACATCTTGAAAAAGCCCGATACATATATCGGGTCGATTGAAACTACGGAGACAACAGAATACGTTATGGACGCCGATTCGTTATCTCTTGCTGAAGATAACGGAGGCGGCGGCGGTGGAGGTAGCGATTCTGTTTCAGTATCATCGGATACTCCTGTGACAAAAAGTGCATCGGCGGCGGGGGCGGGGGCTATGCCGGTTCTTCCTAAACTAAACCGTCGTGCGATTACATACATTCCCGGATTGTACAAACTTTTCGATGAAGGCATGGTGAATATGCGTGATCACGTGGTTCGACAAGCACAGGCTATTTCTGATGGGAAGCCGAACGCTCTTCCGGTAACATCACTTGAAATCGAAATCGATCCGCTTGATGGAACGATTCATCTTACAAATGATGGCAACGGTATTGATGTTGCACAGCACCCAGAACACAAACTCTGGATCCCCGAAATGATTTTCGGCCATCTCCGGACATCAACCAACTACGATGAAAACAAAAAGGAAAAGATTGTTGGCGGGAAAAACGGATTTGGATTCAAGTTGGTTCTCATTTGGTCTGTCTGGGGTCGGGTCGAAACCGTCGACCATGTTAGAGGACTTAAATATGTCCAGGAATTCCGTAACAATCTCTCCGTAATTGTCCCACCTGTTGTATCCAAAACAAAGGTGAAGCCGTATACTCGCGTGTCTTTTCGTCCCGACTATGCGAGATTCGGTATCCCGTCAAACAATTTGACTGCAGATATGATGGCGTTGTTTTTGAAACGCACCTATGATATCGCAGCGGTTACCGACAAAAGCATCAAGGTAAAATACAACGGCTCGGTAATTCCGGTGAGACATTTTCAACAGTACGTCGACTTGTATATTGGCGGAAAAGGCGAAACGAAGCGCATCTACGAAAATCCCGATCCGAGATGGGAGTACATCGTATGTCTTACGCCGACAGACGAGTTTTGCCATGTTTCATTTGTAAACGGTATATACACGCCGCGTGGAGGAAAGCACGTTGAATATATTACAAACCAGATTGTGCGAAAGCTGGCGGAGTTGATCAAGAAGAAGAAGAAGGTCGACGTGAAGCCGAATACGATCAAGGAGCAACTGATGCTGTTCCTGCGCTGCGATATCGAGAATCCGTCATTTTCAAGTCAAACGAAAGACGAGCTTGGAACGGCTGTTGCGAATTTTGGATCATCATGCAAAGTCAGCGACGATTTTATCGAAAAACTGTCGAAGATGGGAGTGATGGACGCGGCATGCGCACTTACAGAAGTGAAAGAAACAAAGGCTGCAAAGAAAACCGACGGTGCAAAAATACGAACGATTCGGGGAATTCCGAAATTGATCGATGCTAATAATGCGGGAACTCCGGATAAATCGGCTTTATGCACGATCATTCTGTGTGAAGGAGATTCAGCAAAGGCGGGTATTGTATCCGGGCTGAGCAAGGAGGACAGAAATTTTATCGGTGTTTATCCGATGAAGGGAAAACTCTTTAATGTTCATGGAGAATCAACAAAAAGAATTTCTGAGAATCGCGAGATTGCCGAAATCAAGCAGATTTTGGGTCTTGAGACTGGAAAGACGTATACGCCAGCAGATGTTGCAACGCGACTCCGCTATGGTAAAGTTCTCTTCATGACTGATCAGGATTTGGACGGGGCGCATATTCAAGGTCTCGGAATTAATTTGTTTCAGTCAGAATGGCCATCGCTTACGAAGATTCCTGGTTTCATCGGATTTATGAATACACCGATTTTGAAGGCGCGCCGTGGTGGAGCGCAAGGCCAAGAAGTGTTGTTTTATAATGATGGTGAATTTGAGAACTGGAAAAAACAATTTCCGAATGGAGCGATCCCGAGTAGTTGGTCTACAAAATATTACAAAGGTTTGGGCACGAGTACCGGAAAGGAGTTCAAAGAGTATTTCGAGCACAAGAAGATGGTGAGTTTTGTGCATACGGGATTAGAAAGCAACGATCGTCTTGATATGGCGTTTAATAAGAAGCGCGCCGATGATCGTAAGGAATGGCTTTCAAAATACTCGCGAGATTTGTTTTTGGATACTTCCAAGCCGTCGATTCCGTATGAGGAGTTTATTGATCGCGGCCTCATTCATTTCTCAATTTATGATAATGAGCGATCGATTCCGAATTTGATGGACGGACACAAAATCTCTTTGCGTAAAATCCTGTATGCAGCATTCAAGAAGGGTGGCCTTAAGAGTGAAATCAAGGTTGCGCAGTTTAGTGGTTATGTCTCTGAGCAATCTGGATACCATCACGGAGAGGCGAGTTTGAACGCGGCGATTGTTGGAATGGCGCAAAACTTCGTTGGAAGCAATAACCTGAATCTATTTGAACCGAATGGTCAGTTTGGAACACGATTGCAGGGTGGAAAAGATTCTGCAAGTGAAAGGTACATCTTTACGCAATTGAGCAAGTTGACAAGACTTATATTTCGGCAAGAAGACGATGCAATTTTGAGTTACCTGAATGATGATGGACAAATGGTTGAACCGGTTTATTATGGACCCATTATACCGATGATATTGGTAAATGGGACGAAGGGTATCGGAACTGGATTTAGCACGGACGTCATGCCGCATAATCCAATTCAGATTATTCAATATATTCGCGCGATGCTCCAATCGATCCCGATCGCAGATAGGCCTACTATTGAACCATATTTCAAGGGCTTTAAAGGAACGATTCAAAATATTGCATCTGCCTCTGCACAACAACCGGCACAGTCTGCCACCGGTGCTGCTGCTGCGCGTTATTTGATAAAGGGCTGCTATGAGATTGTCGCAGATAGAAAAGTCCGTATTACAGAATTGCCAGTTGGAACATGGACTGATGATTATAAACAGTTTTTAGAAGGGTTGATGGACGTACCGCCTGCGTCGTCGGCGAGTGGTGGAGGAAGTGCTGCAAATGCGTCGTCGAGCTGTCCGGTGTTAAAAGAATATGTAGATATGTCGACCGATGCGGTAGTGGACATTACTGTTACATTTCATCAGTCTTACCCCCATTCTGTAAAGGATATGAGCGAGACGGCAACAGAGAACGGTTGCAACAAGCTTGAAAAGATACTGGGGTTATATACAACTCAGTCAACGACGAATATGAATTTGTTTGATGCGCATGAAAAACTTAAAAAATATGCGAACATCTACGATATCATCGATGACTATTACTCGGAGCGTCTTAGTATGTACTCGAAGCGCAAGTTGGCGTTGCTTGCGCAATTAAGTAATGAACTGAAAGTCTTGTCAAATCGGGCAAAGTATATTCAGGAAATTCTGGACGATAAACTGGATATGCGCCGTAAAACAAAAGAGGTCGTATTTGAAATACTGAAGACGCGAGGGTATGATCATATTGAAGGTGATGAAGAGTATCGATATTTGCTAAAGATGCCGATGGACAGCGTAACTGAAGAAAATGTGACGAAGCTCTTGGCGGAGAGGGATTTGACTCGTGCAGCACACACAAAACTAACTGAAACATCTATTGAAGAATTGTGGACCAAAGATTTAGATGAACTAGAGCAGGAATATAAGAAATGGGTTGTTTCAACGACCGCAACTGTGGCTGTGGGAGCAGTAGGAGGTGTAAGTGGCGGGAAAGGAGCAGCTACAGTAAAAAGGAAATTAGTTGCGAAAAAGACGACAGGCACAGATCAATAATACGATAAAAGAATAGACTACCGCGCTATGTAGCGACGACGGTTACGACGACGATCACTACACTAGTGGTGGAAAATACATAAATAAAAATAGGTAAATCTCTTATTTTTATTTCATTCTGATTTTAAATCCGAGGCATTAAAACCAAGGTTTCAATTCGAGTGTTTTATGTTTGTAATTGGAGAACATAGGTCGTGAGATAGGAGTATACATATTGCTTACATCTCGCTTATATTGTATATAACCTTCTGCCTCGCCATGAATGCGTGGAATACAGTATTCATAAACCAAGTTATTTAGTTCAATTATCTGATCCCGAATGCTGGTAGGTGCATTTACGGCATTCTGCAAAAATATGGTTCTCATGATAATGCGTAATGTATCGCAGTCTTGTTCTCCGATAACGTATTTACCGTTGGATCTCTGATAAACACCTGCGCGAATTCCATTTTGGATTATTTGCATATTTTCTTTGCTAAAATAAGCATTTGAAAGAGGCGTATTTTCCCATATTCCATTTAGAGCATCGCGATATGTTACACATTGGTGAACAGGATTTTTATCGTAAAGTGCGAATTGGTCCTGAATTGGAGGAGTGATAATATCGAGACGTCCGTTTTTAGGCTGCCCTATAATCGTATTTTCGGGAAATTGACGATATTCATAATGATCCATAATACGATTTTATATTATATTGAATTTATATATTATATATTATAATAATTATTGTAATTATTTGAATCATGGACGATTTTGTTTCTCAAGTAAAAAATACCGGTTCTTCTGCATTTGGAAACAGTAGTGGAAGCGGGAGTGGAAGTAGTGGAAGCGGGAGTGGTAGCAGCGGAAGCGGGAGTGGTAGCGGTGGTTGGTTTAGCAATTTTTTTAGTATGACTATACAAAAAATGGCACTATTATTGGCAGGTATTGCGCTCGTAATTTCAACGATAACGGTTGCGATTTTATTGTGGAAATCTAAAAATGCTCAAAAATGGCCACCTGAGATTTCAAAATGCCCTGATAGATGGAAATTAAATAGTGATGGTACGTGCACAGATCCGTTTGGATTATCTACTGGAGTTACGATTACAAACAACCCTGATAACTGTATTAATTATAATAATATTACTGGTAAAAAATATTCTGATTCAGGATTAACAAGTGGATATATACCATGGGAGGGTGTGCTAGATGGAGATCAAACCAGAAGTTCCAGTTTAAAGTGTTAAACAATAGTAGTTTAAAGTGTTAAACAATATTTTGTATTATTCGCGTATAATGTAACGATAATACAAAATGTAACTGTATAATCATGTATAATGATATATAATGAATGCGCTGTATTTACATGCGAAGAGAGCCGGGAGCAGCCATCGATGCGTTCTTTGCAGCAGAAGGAAGAGCATCACCTGATCCGGCACTAACGAATGATCCGGCCTTCATATTTCCGGTAACACACATAGAATAGAACAAGCGAGACTGGAAATACATAAGACCGTACACAAGAATCATCAAAAAGGAGTATAAGGTGCTCATCAAGGTGACCTTATTTCTAAACAACATAACCAGAGAGACGACAAACCCTAAAGCTGCAACAATCAAAAAGATAAAATTAACAACGGTAAGCCAATAAAAAAGGACGCAATAATCCTTATCGAGAGGTGCGAAAAAGTCAGAAAGACCGTCCATCGTAAATAATGGTTATGGGTGTGTATATAAATAGTTTATATTATAGACAAAGAAAAAAATGAAATTGTATTATTCGTTCTAAATATGTTAAATATAATAAGTATCACATTATAAGATTAAAACATAAAAGAATAAAAACAGAATATTTACGAAATGAATGCAACGGCTATAAATCTAACATTATTACATGATATGAATTTCAATAAAATACTAGGACGTGAAACAATTTATAATAATATTAAAGATTTTCTTCATGCGTTTCAACAAAATAAGAAAGATTTGACTTTTAAAAGAGGTATTTATATTTATGGTGCGCCAGGATCTGGTAAAACAGAATTTGTAAACAGATTATTAAAAGATCTAAATTATGATATTATAAAATACGACGCGGGAGATATACGTAATAAATCGATAATCGACTCGATTACACAGCATAATATCTCTGATAAAAATATTATGTCAGTATTCCAAAAAAAGGTTCAAAAGATAGTCATAGTTATGGACGAATTGGACGGTATGAATAATGGCGATAAAGGTGGTATTACATCACTTATTAAATTAATACGGCCGAAGAAAACCAAAAAACAAAAACAAGAAGAAATTACGATGAACCCAATTATATGTATTGGGAATTATCACATCGATAAAAAAATAAAGGAATTAATGAAGGTATGTCATGTATATGAATTAAAAACACCGACAACTTCACAAATGAATCAACTTATTGATGTTTCGATTCCGAATATTGATACAATATTACTTCGCAAAAATATAATTTCATTTATTCAAGGTAATCTACGAAAATTAAATGCAATCATAGATATGAATCAAAAACAGCATGAAATATTAAAAACAAATATACTACAAGCTATTTTTCAGCCCAAAACATATAACGAAGATAGTAAAAAAATAACCCAAAAAATAATTAATACATCGTTTCCAATATGTGAGCATAATAACCTGATAAACGAAACAGACCGTACAATAATTGGACTACTCTGGCACGAGAATATAATTGATGTATTAGAAAAAATGCCATATGAGGTTTCTATACCATTTTACCAAATATTATTGGATAATGTATGTTTAGCAGATTATTTTGATAGAATTACATTTCAGAAGCAAATATGGTTATTCAACGAATTATGCTCTTTGATAAAGACATTCTATAATCATTATTTGTATCATAATGCATTTACTAAAAAGCCGAAGTATAATCCGACAGAAGTTCGATTCACGAAAGTATTAACAAAGTATAGTACTGAATACAATAATTCACTTTTTATACAAAATTTATGCATGCAACTTTCTATGGATCAAAAGGATATGTTTGCATTTTTTTTAACACTACGAAACCAGTACCCAGAAGAAGAAATACCGAGATTACTTGAAACATACGAAATAACAAAATTGGATATTAATCGAATTTACAGATATTTAGACAAATATTTATTAAAAACCAACGATTCTGAAACAAAACGAAATGAAACCGGTTGTAATGAAGACTTTAGTGATATTGATGATTGAATGAATGAATTCGCGCGTTTAATGTCATATGAAAAGATATAGCGAATATACAAAATTATATTGCGATGGGTGCTTCTATTTCATATGATTCAAAGTATAAGATGTCTATGGATATAGATGTAGAGTGCTTTACATTATATCCTGCGAAAACTTCAAATAAGAAGAAGCGCGGTGGACGTGGTGTTAAATTTGAAAAACCTGAAGGTGATTACGACCATCAGCACGACCACGACGATGATGGATCCGATTCGGAATCTAAATCTGGAAGTGACAGCGCTAGCGGTAGTGATAATGAGAGCGGCAGCAGCAGCAGCGAAAGTGAGGGTGAGTTGCAACGCGTTCCTGTAAAGATTACATCAGAAATCGCCGGCTATATTCGTAATTATATTCGCGGGAAGGAGTTTATGGAAATCCTGGACGATTTAACCGAATTTGATTTGGAGCCCTATGGTCACATGGCAAATACTGCTCTAGTATTCGACACTAAAACTGTAACTTATGATGCCGATAATAAGACGATCGACGCTCTAGGCGTCTGGGATTACATTCCACCTAAGTCGTCTTCCAAAAATAAGAAAAAGCAATCAGGTGGTGAATACGCAGAAGACGACGATGATGAGTATGAAGGTGGTGGTAAAAGCGGACGCAATAAGCGAAGACAAAGGTCTGAAAATAATACCGTAACCGAGTATAAAACAAAAGAAGATGAACTCGACGTATCAAGCATTCTCAGTATTCTTCGTGAAAATTTTAATGCTGCTAGTAAAAATAACGACTTTGTAATTCATAAGACAAAGGCAAATGTATTAATGTTGAACATTACTAATGTTGATATTTCGAAGGAGTAAAATTCACGTGCTTATTATATATTGCGTTTAAATTCAATATATAATTATAATAAATGACAATATTTATTGCTGTAATCGCAGCATTTATGAGTATCGGATTATCTATCAACGTTTGTTGTAATAAACGAAACTAATAATTATTACATTAATTCGGCATTCGTATTTGTTTGAGTTAGGTCGTCTAATAGGCGTCGCATCTCTCTATTTTCTTCAAGTAGGTCTTCATACCGCTTCATTAAATCGGGCGGACAATTAGTCGTATTTTTGTCTTGGTTTGTAACATGCGTAGTATCAACATTCGCGGGTTTATCAACAATTTCAACGATCTTTAATTCATTATCATCATCGGCATTTTCTGCATTTTTCTCAACAACCTTGCGTAGATTATACAAATCAAACTGAAGTTTTTTAATTTCTTCATTCATTTGATGAATCTTTTTATCCCGATTTTGAATTTCACCCTGTTGCTGTTGTATAATTTCGACAACTTGTTTATTAGATAATGCAACAGGCTCCTGTCCTGGTTGCTGAAGAATAATCTGTCCATTATCACCGCCACCACCACCATTCATTTGTTGCGCTTGTTCTGCCGCCATTCGCTCTCGTTCTCGCTCAAGCTGTAATGTTTGTTGTATTACATCTGGCTTCATTTCAGGTCTACCTGGCAAATAATCTACCAGTATTTTTTCTAGGTCTACCATATAAAACTTTCGAAGAACCGGATCTTTGATGAAATCCATAACCCGCTTTGGAGTATCTTTTACTACCTGAGGATTCGCATTTACCAATAGCTTTCGTTTATCGAATGTATTATGTTCATGCGAAAATACCAATATAACCTTCATCGGATTTAATTGCACAAATGGAACAGTATAATCTTTCAGAAATGCGCGCTCCTCCGCCAAACATGCCTCATCGTTATATTTATGCTGCTTCAATAGCTTTCTCTTAAATGCAAATGTTCCTGCTGTTGCATGATTTGGCCCATACGGACCAAACTTCTTCATTTGGTTGATATGCTTAAAATAAATATATATTTCACTTGAACCTGCGCATAGTGCTTCCGGGTGTGTTACAAGCATATGAACCGCATGTGACACTCTCTCTGGTGGGTAATAATCATCATCGTCCATATACACCAATATTTCTCCTCGTGATTTTTCATGTAGAAGATTTCTCTTCTTTCCCAGAGTCATTTTGGTATCGTATTTAAAATATTTCACACGAGGGTGCGACGCAATAAGATCTTCGATTGGATCAGTACCATCATCAATAATAATCCACTCCATTCTATCTTGCGGATAATCTTGATGATCAAAACACGATATCATCGCCGTAATGAAGGGTCGTCGGTTAAATGTTGGCGTACAAACGCTAACAAATGGGTACGTCTTAAAATATTCTGGACTCGATTTTGCCGGTTGGCTATTATTCGTATTTGTATTTTTTCCCTTTGGCATTCTGTAGATACAACTATAAATAAAAAGGGTTTATATACTATTACAAATCCGTTTTATGTTAATTTCATTATTTATTAACGGCGATCTAAGGAGTATTCGCCGCCGCGGCGGCTGCCGCCTTTTCTGCTTTCGTTCTTTCTTTATATTTTACAATACTATCTTTAATACCGGTTATAGCCGGCCATAGAAAATAAGTTGATATAGTCAATAACGTAAATAAAATAACTAATGCAATATCTTCATCAAATGTATTAAATGCCTCAGCAATAAATATTACAATTAAAAAGAAAAATATAATTGGTACGTATTTTGCATACAAATCTCTGTATTGAACAGGATTCGTCAGAGGAAACAAGACAAACGAGCCAATAAACTGAATAAATTGGACAACTGATATTATTAATGGAATTAATCCAAGTCCGCAACCGGTAAACAACGTCCATATTATACCACCACCCCATGTTTTAACATCTTTATTTTGTGTCTTATTTAACAACATACCTACAACCGTAAAAACATATGGTATTCCGAGCATAAAATACAGACATAACAACATAAATACACACATACCGACTATAAACATAAACGGTTCGACATAATCACGTAATTCTTCTGGAATTTTAACATTTCTAATGAAATCTAATATCTTAACCAAGAAAAATCTGCTTTTGGTAAAATGAAACACGGTTGTATTATTAACCCATTGCTTGGCTCTACCAAGAATAAAGTGACCATTTAATAATGTCGCTTTTTCGTCATCTTCTGCAAGCTCATTTATTTCTTTGTGTTGTTCTTCAGTCAAACAAAATGCCTTAAAAACAAGCTTTTCTAAAAATATAGATGCATTTACTAATATCTCTTTACCATACTCATTATCGGGCTCTTTATCCTTTGTGTATTTATATATATCTCCAAACTTAATTTTCGCACATTTCGGTTCTGGCGGCTCTTGTCCCTCACCTTCCGGAGCGTCAGGGCAAGGTGCATATAAGTCTTCGGTATAACAATAGGGCCATTTTACTGGATCAATCGGAAATAAATCTTTCAGGTCGATAGGTATTAATGTCTTATTTGTATAAAATAGCACATTTACTGCAAGAATTGAGAAGATAAATAGATATAATGTAGAGTAACCAATACTTTCCCCGAATTGCGATAATTTTCCCCAATCGATCATCGCAGCTAAACCCGATGCCTCTTCTTCTGCATCTGCCATTTACAATAATAATCGCAGAGATATATTCTAATATAAGTAAATAATTAAATATTCGTAATGAATGATTATATATTCCGAATATTTAATTTTTAGGGGTTTATACATGAAATAACAATTATCGTGCATACATCAGACCGCAATTTCCCGAAACAAATGTAAGAACATTATATCTTTCTTCCAAAATATGTAAGTCATACGTGTAGTGATAAATATTGATATTTGGTTTGTTTATTCCAATAATTTCATTCGTTTGTGGATTGCAAATGGTCCTAACAACTGCATTCTGGTCTAAAGGTGGATAAATAGTAGACAATTCTAATTCGATTTGGTTAAATTTACTCATATTAATAGCGCCGCTGGGTTGTGTATCAAAAGGGTCAGTATTCATACAAAAATTATAGCAATAAATACCTGGCTTTGCGTTACCGCGAGTCCTGGTGTATTTTTCAACGTAGTTATATATGCCAGCGTCCAAAATATTTTCTCTATATTTGCCATTTAATGAAATACCCATCGTCTGCAAAATATCTCGTTCATTCTCGATTTGAAAATCGCCTGTTATATGCAGACCAGTTAAACGTGAATCTTTTGGATTGATACCTGGGCCTATACCGTCATATTTACCGAATTTGTCGTAATAATAATGATCATTAGAAAAATCGGTAACCCAACCGGGGCGGTTACTCAAATCACCGCCTTGCGGTAACAAAGAAACATTTTCATAGGAAGAAAGACCACACTTCCATTTATCATCTACTGGCGCAGGTACAATATCATACGGAAGATAATTATATGGCCAATTTGAATAATTACTCCATTCATTTCGCAAGTTTACATCACTACGTTGAAAGAATATTGACCATGACGAGACCATACCCATCGAATTTTCTATTTTTACCTTTTTATTTCCAGTTATATCGTTAAATGTCCAGTCGTAATACGATTTTATCAAATATTTTTGTTGGTTTGCTGCGAATATTTTCGACTCATCATCTGATAAAAAACAATATGTCGATATCAAATGTACGTCAGCATTCCAATCAGTTCTATAGTTTGAATATGAATCTAATGATAAATCGATACTTGGTGGGGGGTGTAAAAACCGCCATATTTGATGTTTTGGGTTGGAAAAATTAGGTTGAACAATCGGCCAGTAATTGTCTGGATCGCTTACATCACGTATCGTGAATAATTCGCGAACCGGTCGTAACGTAACATCGATTTGCAATTGATTATACTGAAGGCATACTAACGGAAACGCCATTTTAGAAGAAAGTGTAAACCACGAATTAATGGGAATATACAGTTTACGCCCACGAATCGACGGTTCTGCTCCTGCAGCATTTTCTGTTTTATATGCGTTTGGATATTGATTCAATCTTGCACCCGAACAACCAGGGTTATATAATTCAGGTACATGCCCGGTCATTTCATCATATAAATCGCGCTTTGTTTTATCAAAATCGCGTTCGATGATAGACATTAAATTATGCCCGGAGAATTTCTGAAGTGTCATTCCACCTACGGAAATCACAATCTCTTTGATCATCTGTGTTCCGATATTTTCAATCCAACGAAATTCATATGGCGCCCACATCTGCCCCTTTGTCTCTGGCGGATATATTGGACTCCATACCGAGGGTAACGTAACACATACATACGTATCCATCAATAACTCTGCATATCGCGGCATATAAAATGTAAACTTGGATTCTTCTGTCATTCGAAGTTTTTTTTGTCCATCAAAATCAATTCTAAACTTTTGAAGCCCAAAATTAGTATATTTAAGATAAGTGCTTTTAAAAAATGATTTTTTCGGATTTCCATTTAATATAACATTTTGATTACCTGTTGCGATCAAATTTAGTAATCCGCCGGTCATTATTATAACTATTATACTTTATAACTATATTCTATTGCTATTATATTCTATTAGTATAACTTTATATAAAAATATATAATTTCTAATAATAATATACCCAATATATACATATTAAATATAGAAACATAAATGAATCTAAAAAATTATAAAGAAGAAATTATATTTATATTTGTAATTCTGTTAGTGATATCAATATGGCGAATGATCGAATTATTCAAAGACAATCGTAATCGTAATAATACGATAATAAAAGAAGGAATGGTAGCCGAAGAAGGAATGACTCCAGAAGAACGCAAAGATACCGAAAAAATAATAAGTCAGACGGATAAAATATTGGCCGAAGCCAATAACTTAATAAAAGAAAAGACTCTAAATGCAACTCCGCCCACAACAAACGGTTTTCGTATACAAAGAGAAGGTTTTATTTCGATGTCTCAAATAATCAACTCTGCAACCAAATTATTAACAAGTGAAGATTATGGAAATAACACTTCCGAAAATGTCATGACGGTTAATCAACGAATGCATTCTGCAACATTAATGGACCATAAACCGCAATTTTCTATAGACCCACCGAAAACAAAAACAAATACGACGAATACAACAATAGAAGGTTTAGAAAATAATGACGATAAAAATGTGATTCCTGTTAAAATAACTTCTTTATCTGACACACCCGAAAATAATTTCAAACTTCGCGATTATTATATAAAATCGTCTTATAACACATTTAATGATGGCGATTTTGATTACTCCACCGTAAGTATGGACGCGTGTTTATATGCATTATCACGTGGTTGTCGGTTTATCGACTTTGAAGTGTATTCTATTGATAACGTTCCTGTGATTGCGTCGTCCTCGGAAAACGAATACACAACTAAAAAATCTAAAAATAGCATTCCTGTTTCGGAGGCATTTGAAGTATTGGGGAATTATGCATTCTCTTCTGCGAAATGTCCAAATCATGAAGATCCATTCATCATTCATATGCGTATTATGTCACAAAACATTACGATGTATCATAAACTAGAGGACGTCATAAAAAACAGTAAAAGCGTAGCAAGCCGATTATTAGGACCAAAATATGGAATGGATTATCAATCAAATGATTTAGGTAATGAGAATCTGTTGGATTTTAAAAATAAAATTATTCTCATGGTCGACGGAACAAATCCGATTTACAAGAAAACCGGATTCTATCAATTTGTAAATATGAGTTCAAATACTTTATTTTTATCGAAAAAAACAGTATTTGACGTTAAAAATATAGCAGACTCGCAACAATATAAAGAGGCGAATAAGAAAAATATGGCGCTTGTATTACCCGAAAAGAGCGGGAAACCCAAAAATGATGGACATAATGGACCATATACATGGGGTGCTCAAATTGTCGCGATGTGTTTTCAAGAATCTGCGAGAAACGAGAAATTAGATGCATACGAGAAATCGTTTGATGCGGTTGGATTTGCTTATGTACTCAAACCAAAGGATCTCCGATATATTCCTATTACGATCGCTCCTCCAAAGCCGCCAAATCCAAATTCATCTTTCGAAGGAAAACCTGCTTCTGCTCCTGGTATTGGCGCTCTTCCTCCGTTTTAACCAGATATATTAGACCAATTTCAATTATTATATTTTATATGTTTATTATAACAAAAATAAACATATAATGCACCCACCACATTATTTAGAAAAGTTAAAAGACGAACGTGGTGATAAATTATCATATGATGAAAAAGAATTAGAAATTCTACGTAAGGCGGTTGATGTTGTTGAAGCGCGTAAAGGAAAGGAAACCATGAGAGATCCTGAAGTACAAAAAATAATTGAAACCGTTGAAAAATTTATAGCAGATAAAAAACTCGTTTGTTATGGCGGTACGGCAATCAATAATATTCTTCCAGAAGATGCGCAATTTTATGATAAAGATATTGAACTGCCCGATTATGATTTTTACTCCGATAAGGCGCTTGACCATGCAAAAGAGCTTGCTGATATTTACTATAAAGCCGGTTACGAAGATGTCGAAGCAAAAGCCGGAGTTCATTTTGGAACGTATAAAGTATTCGTTAATTTCACCGGTATTGCCGATATAACGCAGATGGAACCTGAACTATTTAAGGCGATTTCAAAAGATGCTATTGTAAAAAATGATATTCATTATGCTCCACCAAACTTTCTTCGTATGGCGATGTATCTTGAATTATCTAGGCCTGATGGTGATGTATCTAGATGGGAAAAGGTTCAAAAGAGGCTTGTATTATTAAATACGCACTATCCATTAAAAGGATACGACTGTGATAAAATACAGTATCAGAGAGGGTTTGAAGGTGATAGCGGCTCTGATACCGGTATTATAAATGAATCTGCTACGAAGAAAACGGCATCAGCATCGGCATCGGCGTCATCTTCCCGAACAAAGACCAAACACTCCGGCGGTCGTAGCCGTAGTAGTAGTAGTAGTACTTCAAAAACGAAGAAAACATCTAGAACTACTTCTCTAACAGAATCTCGTGCGACTCCTAGTCTTGAATCACGGACGCCGTCTCCATCGAAGTCCCGGTCCAGGTCTCGGTCTCGGTCTTCGTCTCCCTCGAAATCCCGGTCCAAGTCGCGGTCTCCGTCGCCCTCGAAGCATAATCGCAAACACAAACACAAACACGAAAATAGTGATCATCACGATAAATCAGAAAACACATATACGGTTGACGTAGCAAGATTATCGTATTCCACCGAAAAGGAATTATTATTAAACCAAACAGACATTTATACTGTTGTAAGAAACGCATTTATCAAACACAAGGTTGTATTTTTTGGCGGGTATGCCAATATTTTATATTCAAGATACATGCCAAAACACCAACGACGTCTTATTCAAAAAATCCCAGATTTTGATGTTTTATCAGAAGATCCACGTATCGTATGCGAGGACGTTGTATCCGAATTATTATTACACAATTATAAGAAAGTAAAATACGTCAAACACAAAGGTGTTGGAGAAGTAATTTCGGAACATTACGATATACGAATCGGTGATGAAATTATCGCATTTATATATAAACCGCTCGCATGCCACAGCTATAACACATTACGTATCGAAAATGACAGTATACGAATTGCAACTATCGATACTATGTTGAGTTTTTATTTGGCGTTTATTTATGCAAACAGGAGTTATTATGATCAAAATCGTATTATTTGTATGTCCCAGTTTTTATTCGATGTTCAACAACAAAATCGTTTAAAACAGACAGGATTATTAAAACGTTTTAGTATTGAATGTTATGGAGTTCAGGACACACTTGAAACGATGCGATTTGAAAAGACAAAAAAGTTCGAAGAACTCAAAGATAAAAAAACAAGCAAAGAATTCGAATCCTGGTTTTTACGGTATATACCTATGGATAACGCAAAAAATCGGAAAGAGCACAAAAAATCAATAAAGGCTGCCGCATCAAAATCAAAAGATGCGTCTGCGTCCGTTTCTACCAAACGGAAAACTACAAAAAAGGTAAAAAATAAGAAATAATAAATAACAAATAAGCAAGTCGATATTTCAGTTCGCTAATATGATCTCAATCCCTCGCCTAACTTATTAAATATCTTCATAATAACAAAATAACACGTTGCAAATATTACACTTGTACCAGTTAATCCCATAATGTTGAAATTACCATCTGCTCCGAACATAGATGGTATGAAGTGAAGTAATTGAGCTCGAAAAACCGGCATTTGAAAAATGAAATAAAGAACACCTAATAATATTGGAATTTGAAGGTCAATATATATCGATTCTAGTGTTTCCAGTTGATTTTCCGTACGTTTATTATCGCGAATAATACCTTCCATAGAAGAATAATCACGAATATAGTCGCGTTCATTTGGTGGAGGCTGTGGAATATAGTTTGGTTTTATTTGATCGTCATGCGTAAACGCATTTGGATTCATAGGAATATCCCTTGAAGGAATCATAGTCATACCATTTGCACTAGCCTTTTGAACCCCATGCATAACTTCATTCATAATATTTGATGGTATTTGCTGCTGTGACTGACCTGGTAATGAATCCATGTTGGGCGAATATGTAAATGAGTTTCCACCTCCGCCTCCGCCTCCACCCCCTCCGCCAAAATTCCCTAAATGGTTATTTTGACTACTCATAGGTAAATCATCAATACTTGTTGAATCTGACATTATCTACAAGAAATATAATATATTTATATCAAGAATGATAGGATAAATATATTACGCAAATGAGTGAGTATTATTTTTAATTAAGTTCCACGTCTTTTTTAGTTGCATCACATTTAACAGCCTTCGGCTTATATTCATAACATTTATCATCTAATTTGTAAACATCTTTTTCTAAATCCTTAAGCGGTGGCGCGCGAAATGCAATACAAGAACGGTCCTTGCATACTTTTCGAAATAACGATGCAATTCCTAAACCTAATACGATAGATATAATAATACGTCCGGTTTCTGTATGAAGTAATCTTTGAAAGCCCATATGTATCGATGGTTATTAAGTATAAGTATTCTAATATATAATATGAATAGATTAGAATCGTTGTTAAATCAATATTTTATTATATATTATTATTGAACTGGTATTTTTTTGATTGTACCTTTCGCCTTTGCACAATTTACCTCCTTGGTATCAAAGGTAAAACAGTTATCTGCGTGATCTTTATACTGAAATTTACTAATATTATCTGGAGTTGGGTATACATAGATAATTTTGGGGTTTGGTACCGAAATATATACGTAGAATAGTCCGATAGATAAACTAATCAAAAATACGGGAAATGATATATGATCGAAAATATTAAGCATTATTGCAACTAGGTATTGGTTGTCTTCTATTCATATATATTATCGTAGATATTATTATATTCATTAATCAATCGGCATTTCATTCATGTCTATTAATTGTGCAGAGGGTAATGCAACCCTTTTAGGTGCAGCAGATGCAGCAGATGCAGCAGACGCAGCCGGAGGTTTTACACTACCAACTGGTTTTGATATCATACGATGATCAGAAATCCATTTTGGCATGACAACTGGCATATATAATTCATGAAAACTATATGTTTTCTGTGACAAATAAAATTCACCATCTTCATACATCTCTATTAAAGAACCGTTTGCGTTTTCACCAGTTTCAATTTGCGAATAAACGTATTTATTTTCGCGGATTTTCATATATGCTGGTTCGATGTGATCTTGATAAATGACTAATATATCATCAATAAGGCTTTTATTTTTCCATTCTGTATCTGCGAACTCTTTAATATAATTCTTAATTTCGACCACCTTTTCGCCTATAATACGAGTTAAATTATCAACATCGTGGCGAATATCTTGATTTTCTATGACACTCAAATAATATGTTCGAAATTCTGCATACATTTTAAGCTGTTCCTGTAATTTATGCTGAATTCCGTCGAATAATGAGCTAACCTCTTCTTCCGTGATAAATTGGAAAAGAAGATCTAATTTCAATCGTATAATTTCGTCCTTTGTAGCGCGAACCTCTTCAAGTGATTCATTCATCAACTTTTCTAAACTTTCATATTTGCCTCGCTCTACTTCAACGTGAAGACCACATGGCTGTGACATATTACCACATATAGCCTTTAATCTTCCGCCCTTTTCGCTGAATATAGTTCCACCGTCCTGTTTACATAAAATACACGCAGGCCTTATAATTGAAAGCCGTTTTGCCTTTTGTTGCGCAGATAATGTATCCCAAATTATAGCAGGGTCATCTATAATACGCCTACGTCTCTTTTTTAGTGCAGTATCATACTTGTCCTTCAACTTATAATATTCATTTATTGTGTCATTTATTTTACGATACTCTTCTTCTGGAATAAGCTGATATGGATAAATAAATCCGCGAAATTCATTTGGATCGGCCGCTTTTTGTATATGACGTTTGAGCGCGTCCTCTTGTTTTCGCGTCATTTCCATTAAAACTTTTGTCGCTTTTTTAAGACTGTCCCGCGTATTTTGATGTTTTTTAGATTCATAAATTCTAGCAGCAGCCCCGCCGCCACCACCGCTGTAACTTATATTTCTTTCTTGAATAGCGTTATGTAAATCTTGATATAGCGCCCCATGACCCTGTCCATGGTTGTTAGCACTTTCATTCCCACCAATTAGTAATTGTTTTATACTACCCGATATTGTCGCCATAATATTATGTATTTATATATCTCATATATTTTTTGTTTATGAGTATTTACGTGACCAATATTCTTCCTCTGGTCCTTTCCATATGGGTAGATTGGTGAGCATTTCCATTCCATTTCCAGCTGGATTTACCCGGCAATCCATGGGAATGCCTTTACTTTGTGCATAATGTGTTGCATTTACCATCTTTAATTTCGAGAGAATATATTCTTGCTGCTTACGAAGCTTAGCTTCCTTCTCTTCGGGTGTAAGTTTACCCTTATATTTCACATACAATAGGATCCCTAAACATATAAAGAACCCGATACCCAAATAAAAATTAAACGTTTGTGTATAGTAAAAATCTTTGATTTTATGGCAATTGTCGAGAGATTTACTTAAAAAGTATTTAACACCAGGTTCTATAAGTGATGGAGTCGACGATAAATCCATTAATGCTTGTGTTATAGTTTACATTATATGTAAAAAATAACAATAATTTTCCTACGAACTATATATAATCGAATAATTGAATAATCGAATAAAATAAAATATAATACAATAAAATAATAATACTTACATATTTTAATTGACTAAATCGATATATTAAATGGTAGAAGCAAATTCGTCTGTAGCAATTTTTTACTTTATAGTGATATTTTTTGCTTATAGCTATTACAAATATACGAACAACGGAATTATAAGCCCAGGTATAAATTTATTGGTTTTTCTAGTTTTAATTATTGGGGAGGGGTTCATAAATCTGGGAATTTCTAGTGGCGTTTGTCAAGGCGCTACACAACCATATTCAGCGTTAGTTGCAACCATATTACCATGGTTTCTCGTATTGGGTGTGTTAAAAGCAGCACTTTTAGTGTTACCTGGCTGGCTTATACCCTTTGAAAATACTTTTGGTTATTTTTTCGTTTCGATCGTTACAGATTTAAAGGACGTATTTAATGAGATTTTAACTCCACAATACGATCTAGAACAAGCTAAAAAAATACAAGGTGGAGGTGGTGGTGGTACATCTTTAACACCTCAAGAACAACAGGATTTAATAGAAACCGTACAAAAACGTGATGTAGGTAGAGCTTTAGAACAAATTTATACAGATCAGTCCATTTTATTAAATGAACTAAATAATGATAATCTTGATGATTTTTGGAAAGGCTTTACTGAGTCGAAACTACTTAAACCCGGTAAAGAAGAAAACAAAGAAAAAATACGCAAATTTATAATGATGAAATCTATTGTTGGCGAATTTGTATGGTTAATACTAACAGGATTTTTGGTTGTTTCTATCAGTTATAATTATTTGTTGAATATTGGTTGTACTTATTCAAAAGAACAACAACGTGCGAGACAAGAGGCTCTCGACAAGGCTCAAAAAGAAGCACAAGCTAAAGCAGAAGAAGAAAGAAAGAATAAACTTACAGTTAAATAGATATAGTTGGTAATAATGAATAAATTGCTACATTAAGACTACTCGGGCAGGACGAGTAAAATAGAAAACTGCTAAATAAGATAATATCGCTATTATTATTGCGACAATCCATATAGGCAATATCGTTTTACTAGAATATCCTACTCCAAACTCTCTCAAACTACCGTCTTCATTATATAAAAATGATGGATTTGCATATTGAATTAACATAAATATGATAATATACAGAAGAATTGCCGATCCGGCAAGGTTATTTCGAATAATTTGCCTTACTACAAACATTTTCGTCTATTATCTATCTAATATATTTATTATATTACTTTTTGTTGCATAAACAGTAATATAATCGGCTATTTTATTTTTGATGATTATTCCTTTGGTTTGGTTGTTTTTATTCTTCTGCGTCCTTAGCAGTCTTTACCTCTTTCATAAGAGAAACCCAGTGCTTACACAAGCAATTATAATAATCATATATTTTTTTCGGGCCCTCTTTTAATTCTTTTATCTCATCTGAATCATCTAATTTTTCAAATAACTTTATGTATAAATCTCCTCCTTTTGACACCTTATCAAAATCAATCTTGTCTAAATCAGGTGTTTTTCGTTTGGATTCGTCTTTATCTGTTATATTACCATATATCTCAAGACAACTCATAAGAAATGTACCGCCGATATCGTTCTCTTCCTTTGAAAATTCACCGCCTCCTACTTTCATCGCTTCTTGCAATTTCTCAAGATCTTTCTTCTTGCCCTCGTCTTTAGTATTTCCAATCATGTCATCGTATTTCCAGTGCTTGTCAGCAACGGCTTTTATTTTCTTTACTTCACTTTCTAAACTTTCCTCGAGTTTTTTCTTATCTATTTTTGGCGCTTTAAACCCGAGCTTGTTGCACGACGAATTATTTGTAACACCTTCTTGCATTTTATTACCGAATGTTGCTAAAACAAACACGATAAAAACCGCGATAATTGTTATATCCTTTCTAGTATAATATAACCATAATAGAAGAATTGCCATTACAAGATAAATTCCACGCATTTTATATTATTAATAATAGTAGTAGTAGTATTAATAATATAAGTAAATATTTTATTCATATCGATATATGTGAAAATATATCTAATTTGTTCGTTCTCTCCACCCCCCTTCAATTATTTAATCATCATCTCTACCTGAAATATCATACCCGTCTCCTTCATCATCATGTTGATGTATATATGCTGCATCATCACCACCGTCATCATCATCTTCCGGAATACCAGTTCGCATATCTAATTCATGATTCTCAATCTCTTCCGCGATCCTGTCTTCTTCTAACGCTTCCAATAAATAAATCTCACTATTCATATCCGTAACATAATCGCGCTTTCCCATTTGACGCTCTTTTTGTGCAATCTTCTCCATCTCTTGACGTTCTTCATCATAATAATCCTGATCATAGATAACAATACCCGTTTGTGAAGTTCCGCGACTCCATATACCCATCTTATGCGTTTTCATCATATTCTCTAATTGACGCTCCTGCATAGACATCGCACCGATTCTCTCGACAACTCCGTCTTTTTCTTTATCTTTTACTCGTGTAAGTTTTTCTTTGATGTTTGCAACGTTGAAGTTCAACGAAGATTTATCCTTTTCTAAAATACGCAAATATGCAATTAACAATTCAGCTACTTTCTCGCCTAGCGCCTTTTTATTTCCCATTATAATATCTATTTCACTAATAGTCTTGGTATCTTTCATATTTACTGATTCAGCCGAATACAGTTCCGATTCTGGAGCTATATCGTCCCTTTCTTGGTCTTCTTGATCTGCATGCTCTGCCGCCCTAGAAATTTGTCCAGACGGCAATAAAGTTGCATCTACGCCTCCAGCGGCACTTCGGCTACGAGCTTTCGACGATGTTTGTGAAACACCCCCTTTTGCTTTATTGCCCTTACCTTTATCGGATTTACGGATAAGTTTCGTTGGTTCAGACTGATAGATCGTAATCGGCGTTTCGATTACCAGATAGATATATGTTTGCAACAAAGAAAGAAAATAAAATAAATACAGGTTTTGTACAATATCTCGATCAAAAATAGAAAATGTTGTGAAAATATTCTTTCGTGTCGAATGAGGTACACGACCGCCATTTTCACTCGACGGAACTACAATATCAACTTCTTGGGGGACAAGTTGTGATAAAATGGACGCGACGGATACACTTGATGAACCAGATGATTGTTTTGGGGCAGTTGCGAGTCTAGCTGCAGCTTCAGCTATTTTCGCATCTTTGAACTCGTCAAAAAATACTTCGGCCGTAAATGGCGTATTTTCCATCATTTGCTTGATATCTTTCACGTGTTGCGTGGCGTGGCGTATAACTTCCTTTACTGTGTGATCATTATAAAATGTTTTTAATGATGTATAATGTGAAGATATAATAACTTTGACATCTTTTACGTGTGTATCCGAAAAACCCCAATGCTTCGGAATATTTGTATTGTCATAATCTACACCTCTAAGAATAATCGACGGAATAACATCAATCAACCTAGTAATACTGTTTTTCATGAATTGTATACTTTTTGTTGCAGTTTCATCTAAGCTAGACATCAATACTCCGTTACTCTGATTAATTTCAAACATCATGATAGAATTAACGAATACTTCAATATCGCGTATTTTCGTCTTTGTCTGTTTTCCATTTTGCTTAAGAAACTCCAAAATTCCACTTTTTAATTCACCATTCCTAGAATGTAAATAATTTTTAATATCACGCATTTCCTCTGTATCCTCCTGTACAGTCATTTCTCTCGTATCCATATTCGCGATAAGAAGCCTACGTAATTTACCTGGGATAATACAATTATCAAGCATCGATCTTACATTTTCTGCACCAACACCAACACCTAATTCAAATCCATCATCTTGGTCTCTATTTCGTAACCTCACCTCTTCATGTTGATCGGCTTCTTCGTATTTACGATTTAAATCTAAAATTGCATCACGAAACCTTTGAAATTGCATCGGTTCTCTCGAACGTCTAGAATTAACATATTTATCATCGATCATATTGTTTCCATTTATCGCGTGAAGTAGTCGATCTAAATTCTCTTTCGTATACATATTTGAGTTTGCATTTTTTAATTTTCGTATTTTTTCTTCAATAGGATCTTTCGGGTTCCAATCATCTGGTCTTTCTGGGCACAATTCGCGAATCTCGGGCATAAGATGAAGAGCGGTTGAGTTTGGATTCGCGCGTAGATCGGCGGCGGCGGCGGCACCTTCTCCGGCTCTAGCCACCGCCATAGAGTGATTTAATTTGCAATATGCAATAAATGCGCGATAAATTGTCTGTTCGTTAAAGTCCCCAAGTATTGCCGGATAATTAAACCGTGTATTTCGAATATCCATAAGTGTGGACGGTCGTGTTAAGTGAGTCATTTCGCGATACGTTTTCTCTAGAAAACCGATAATGCGGTTATGATGGTGTATATTTTGCGCTTTCGCCATGAAATAGTCGATTGTGCGAACGCTTCTCCTATCGGTCGGTTCATTACAGCATGCATTTTCCAAAAATGGTTCACTCGCCATATTCATTAAAAGTGGACTGCTATTCTTGACTATCTCATGTATCATTTGCTGTATCGAAAGACCGAAATAAAGGGATTTTGATTCAAGCATATTTAATTTATCATGTTGTCCATGAAACCCACGCTTCATATCGGCAATCATTTGATCCGTAAAATCAGCAGCAACATTTTGCGGAGTAGGCATGTTATCCAAACTTTTCATCGGTGGCAAGAAATTACCCCACCGATTAATTGATAATTCTTCAGGTATAGCGGGTCCACTTGCACGATTTTGAACTAAAAACTCACGTTTTGCCTCTAAACGCGATTTTATTACCGCTTTCGGCATAATAAGACTATCAATCATCGTCTTTAGCTTTGCAAGAATGTCGCCCTCCGTTTTAAAAGACTTCAGCGTATTCCACGGCTCAATACTGGTTTTTATTTTATACGCAATACACGCCACGTACATTATACCCGAAACATCACCTTCGCCGTCCAAAGGATATCCCGAAAATGATCGAATGCACCCCGCATGTGTTTTACGTGTTTTTGGAATTGGTATTGCACACTGAATAGCGATAATTAAATGACACAACGTTATCAATAATAATGTCTGAAAAAACATGTTTTTGTAGGGAGGTAAATGTTTTCCCTTCTCTAAAAACAACTTTTCGGATCTTGCGTTATAGGCAGCTTCCGGAGGAACGGCAGAATCCATCAAAGAAAGAGTATTCTGTATTATAAACTCTCGCTCTTCATGTAAATCAATACCCATATATCCAGTCATCGTCGTTACGATGTTATTTATAATTCGCGCATTTGGACTATCGTATTTTGCAGTTATTGTTGCAGCACCCGCAGCTACGACACTTGATCCCTGCGCTAGTGGTTTGGTAACCTTCAATATACCTTCGCCCGCATCTGCTTCTATTATATCTCTTGTAACGAGTCGGAATCCCGACGTTTCATCAAAACCCTCTTCTGTAATATGTTCGATCTGTTTAATTATTGCACCACTATGCTTATCGATCCACGCTTCGCCATCATCACTAATCGTACCACGCTCTTTACATATTGTATCTATAACAACATTCAAGGTTACACTACCGGTAGCGGTGTTGCCATGTGATTGAACAAATGCTATTGCGATCGTTTCATAAAATGACGGCATCAATTTTGCGTTTGATTTAATGCAATAGAGCCAGTTTGTATCCTCACCCATAATATCATTCGCCTTTCGGGTAAAGCTTGTTACAAATTGCAACGTATCATATTGTCGTTTTACGAAATCGGTTTGTGCTAATATTTTATCTTTCAAGGGTTCCATCGGCGATATGATTGCATCGATATCATCGTCATCGTCGTCTGCAATTTCATTTCCATCACTATCACGCTTCTTAACGAGAGAATGAATACCAATATGATATCTTTTATCATTATACTTGTAAAATTCCTTGTGTTGAATATCCGCGATTCTACCAATATTCTTAAGATCATAATCAAATTTACGATTCACGAATTCAGTAAAATTCTCTCGTGTAACCTGGTATTTTGCGTCAAATTCACCCTTCATTTTATCCAAAAACGCCTTTTTTATTGCGTGCGTTCCTTCCTTGCTCGATGACATCTCTAATCCACTTCCAGGACCTTGTTGTACAGACAAATCTTGAACTGCAGCTATTGCTAACGGAATACATTCTCTTTCAACGTTGCAAAAATAATTTCTATCCGAACTTGGTATTATTACCGGAATGCTTTCATCGCGAACCCATTTTCCATTTTCCATTTTATAATAAAAATATTGGGTTTCAACCTCACCGGCCAAATCATCAAACCTGGATTGTTCTTCGGGTTCTTTATATACATCAGTTTCAATAACAGCATAATCTCCATCTTTTACTGGTCGCATACCTGGCCCAGTAAGTAACGCTTCAACCTCTTTTGTCGATGCGTCCATCGTCATCTTTTTCCTTTTAATCAATTCATCAATCAAAAACGCTTTGAATTCTGATTCACTCATCGTTTCTTGTTTATCACGATACCCTTCAATAAATGAATAATCGGTTGTATCGTATTTTTTATCGAAATAAATCGGCATTCCGCTATCATTATCCTCGCGTACGGATTCTTCATACGGATAACTCTTTGCCAGTACTAATCCGAATCGTTTTTGTTTTTCGTCCATTTCGCTAGCGCTAGGGCGCATAGCACCTTCTTTTTGAAGTTGCGCGCTTTGTTCTCCCAATACAAGATTAAAATCAAATGGAGTGATAAGATCGGTAGTAGTGATCGCAATTGCGTCCATGTACAATTTGGCATAATCTATCGCCAACATCTTTGAGAGAAGTTCGGACGAAGACAGTAAATTCTCATTATAGTCGGTCTGAAACGACAATCCAGCCGAATATGCTTTTCCACGCATTTGCTGTCTTTGTTTTGCGTCCATACCTTCCATTTGCCCAGGCGAACCAGCCATACCCCCCGATCGAACTTGAGTGTCCTGAAATCCATAGGCTTTGAATACATCAGCGTCCATCATTTTACCAGTAACAACGAGCTTATATAAAAACGATACACCGATGTATCTTACATGGTATTTATATGCACGTAATTTACTGAACTTCCTATAATTCGTTGCATAATTTCGTTTATATTCCAATACACGTTCAAACAAAAAGGCCACGATTTCGTCATATTGTTTCACATTTAAATCATCTTGATATACAAGAAATGGCTCGATGTACGAGAGAACGTCGGATAATGTTAAACGTCCGTGAATATATTTACGCATCATCTCGAAGATATTTCGAGTTTTCGGTATAATAACTTCTAAAAATTTACGGTATTTATCTCGTTCCTCGAGAGATGGATCAAGCACAAACTGTTTAATGCTTGAAAGAAAATTATGACTACTCATATCAAGTGGTTCTCTTAAGTCGGATATTTTATGCGTTGTAAGTGATGTGGCCTGTCGCAACATATCCCAGTAATGTGCATGTTGCAAATTCAGATTACCTTTATCCATGATATTCGTGCTTGGAAGAGCAATTCGAGAATAATATATTACTGGTTCAGGAAATGTAACAAATCCGGTTATGTTCATGGTATCATTTGGAGTTAATGTGGCAAAGTCAGCCGACATTTTTGCGCCTCCTCTAAGATTTCGTAATTGAAGTTTCGAGAGACCCAGATTATACTTTTGAATAACATATCTGCGTTGTTTTATCTTGTCATTATTGACAACACTCGAACAAAGGTCATCTAAATTGTCTATTACTGCTGTAAAATTATCAGAGATTTGTTTTGTTATAATAACATCTTGTTTAAATAATGGGTTGGATTGAGGGGAAAAATGGGTCGTTGATAAATTGGTCATATACTGCGTGTATGTTAAAGATCCATCGTGCCATCGCCTCTGCAATTCGATTTCTTGATCTCGTTCATCTTGTATCATACGCGGGTCAATATCCATTTCATTTGCTGTATTACTATCAATTGGAACATCAAATATCACTTTACGCGTCTTAACAATTGGGATAATCCAGTGAAGGGATTTATTCATTCGCATAAGAGCTTCTACCAGAGGACGGTATGCAGCACCTTTGGGCTTTGGAATACTCAAGTTTCCCTGTTGATCAAATTCAGAATATTTATGGCGCATTTCTTTGAATCTCTCGACAGTTCTCTGAATATGCGCCATACAAGACCGGGTTTTCTCTGCCATCGGAACATTAGACAATAATGTATTCAACAAATCATCACATTGCTTGTCTAAATTAAAACGACGATTTTCGTCTGGAATATCTACCGTTTGGACAAGAACGTCCAAATCATCACCGAATACGATTTGATCTGCATCTAAAATAATAGACTTTAATTTCTCTCGAACAGCCGATTGCGCAACGAACATTTTGCTCTCTGATGCGGATTGTCCGGCTTCTGCAAACGATGTTGTATCAGAGAGTCCTACCGGCTGAACGTCCACATTTTCACCTTTACCTAGACTGTTCGTTATATTCTCCTGCATTCTAGCACGTTTGCGTTCTTCTCTCGATGAAGGTGTCAGCGATCCTTCTTCTCCTTGTCCTTGTGGGCTTTTTGCAAGTAAGCTAACATCCGACGACCGAATCGCCTCTGACATCGCTGGCTGTAATACAGGACCTTCTTCTTCGCTTCCATACGGTTTAAATGATGCAGGTGGTTGGCGTATTTTAATTTCTTCGATGGGTAGATCCTCCGGAATACCCATGTAAGCAAAGTTAATATAAATAATATCATCGTCGGGGTATGTACGTATTTCAATCATATCTTCTTGAAGGTCAGTAATTAAACCGGTTATAACGATAGGTAAATCCCCTCCAAATTTAATATCAACCCATGTTGATACTACTAAATGATTTTGCCGGGCATATCCTTCTTCATCGGACCGATTTAATAATTCAATATTTGTAATACTTTCGTCTGTTAAATTACCTGTGGCATCTATTGTTAAAATATACTCATTCATTTTATCTACATTAATTAATTTGATCTTTCGCGGAGAAACATAATCGACTAAAAACATATCTCCATTAATATCACTATTTGAAGGTGCATGTATTTTAATAATATCGCCGAGTTTTGCCAATAAAGACATAACCGGGTTATCTACGGGTGAAACATTTTCATCTTCTTCTTCTTCGGATTCTTCACTTGTATCTGCTACTAATTCGGGGGCTTCTTCTTTTCGTTCACTTTCTTGTGGACCCTCCATTATTTATATATTTGTTTATTATAATAATCCAATATTTTTTATATCTAATTCTAATTCACGATGCTGTATATTTATATATCCTATTAAAAACAAATATAAAGATATTATATACAAATATGTACAGGATATAACCCATTATTCTATTTTTATTACGACTATCGTTATGTTTTCTGTGTCTTCGGCTGAGTTTGCCGGTCTTCCGGGTTTTATTGAAAAAGTTTCTAATGTTACTGTTGATACCGAAAGTGGCGATTTTTCTGCTCAAATGGACGAGATGCGAAACTGGAGTGCTGAGCAGGGAATGTCGGTTCATTATTCTAAAACGCCTTCTGGGGTATATTATACTTTGAAGTATGACCGTGCTAAATTGACTGATGAACAATATAGTTCGATTGGTCGTTTTCGTTCAGTAGTGTTTGATAATAAGGGGAAGGTCTGTTGTATTGCACCCCCTAAAATGTTGAAGCTTACTGATACTTTGTCGAGTGTTGCGGTGAATTCTGCTGGCGGGTATTTGCATGCGGAGGAATTTGTTGAGGGTGTAATGTTCAACTTGTTTTATCACAGCGACAAGTGGTTTGTTGCAACGAAGAGTTGTGTTGGTGAGGTTTCATATGATCATATGAAGGACGCGCCTATTTCTTCGACGACTACTCAATCAAATGACACCGATGCGGCGACGACTGGTACTGCATATGCCACCCCTGCATTTCAAAAGTTGCCCGTACAAGAGATTCTTCGTCGTAGGATTTGCGATACCCTGTCTTTGCTTACGAATGGATTGGAAGCCACCCCAAAGCAGTATTGTTACAGTTTTGTTCTTCAGCACCCTAAAAATCAAATCGTCGCTGAAGTTACTGTCCCGAAGTTGTATTTGATTGCAGTATTTGAGCTGTCTGTACTCAACGACGCAACACATGCGATTCGTCTTGAGAGGGACATTTTCTCAACATCATTCACAGGTTCGGTGTTTCATATGCCTACTGGATTGACATGTGTTGCTGATTCTACTGACGATACGAGTGCAACCTTAACCCCCCATACTGTCGCGGATTACTGTAAGATGTATGGATCTCAAGAAACTCGGGGGGCTACTTTGCCTGGTGTTGTTTTTCGAGATGCGGATACAGGCTTTTGCTATAAGCAGCGTAATCCCAAGTACGAGAGTGTAAAGAAGCGTAAGGGTATGGAGCAAAAGCTTCTTTCGCAGTATTTGTATTTGAGGAAGGAGAGGGGGATTGATGAATATCTCAAGTATCACCCGCAACACAACAAGATTTTCAACGATTTCAGAGAGCGTTTGCATGAGTATACGTTGCGTCTCTATACATCATATATCGACCATTATGTCAAGAAGGACAACAAGCCTCTGAAGGAGTACGAGCGTGAATTGAAAACTCACATGTACAAGTTGCACTATGACGTCTTTTTGGCGACGATGAAGGATACGGGATCATTTATTACCAAGCACAGCGTGATTAATTACGTAAATAACTTGGCTCCTGCACAACAATTGGCATGTCTGAATCTCGTTACTAGCGTTAGCGTTAGTGGTACCACCGTATCAGAATCTACAAGCCGTTTCGATCAACCAAAGAGTATGAATAGTCCTGCGCATACACGCGATTATCATGGTGTGCGTGGTGGTGGACGTGGAGGCGGCGGGCGTGGTGGTGGACGCGGCGGCTCTACTCTAGCAGAGAGAGGTGGATTTCGAACTTCTAGAGGAAATAGTGCACCGCAAAGTTCGGTTGTTCAACCCGAAAAGGCTGTGTCACGGCAATCTTCATCTTCTCGAGGAGGAAAATCCTCGATGTCGGGTCTAGTCAAGGTTCAAAATCAATTTTCGAGTTTGGAGTCGGACCATTCTTCTTCTGGCGGAGGTGATCACACCGAACAGTAATATAGCGGCATAGTAATGCTGGACCTAATCAGCATCATAAAAAATTGATATAAATATTTGATTTTATATCAATCAAGACAATCCGACACAATCAGACGCATTTCAACGTATCACTATGAATTGTCCTCCTCCACCACCATCAACACCTTTCCCAGAAGATACGGCCTTATACTTCGGTTGGTTTTCAGAAGCACAACAACAACTACGCGTGTCGAATCCGACACAACATGTTTTCCAAGGAAAGAT